TTCCATTAGTTTGTTTTTAGGCATTAGGATTCTCCTTATGATATCTTATTTATAAAATTAAAGTTTTCTGATGAAATTTTCAAACAGCTGCAATGCAACTGCTTCTAATTGTTTTTGTGGAGCATTTCGTATGGCTCTCTTAGCATTATCTATGTCTACTTCCACGAATCGTCCCTCAACGAATAGCCATTCTTTACCCTCCATAATTCCGTTAACAAATGCACCTGGAGCTGATGGATCCGCAACGATATCGGCAGCCGTAGCCAAACGCAAATCGTCTTGTACCAAGTTGTAACCTTCTCTAGTCATGGTTACAGAACCCATAGCTCTAGAAGATACACCCAAGTTAACATCATTCTCAATAAAATTCTTAACAATATTTCCGTATGGAGTATCTAGGATCAATGCCTTACCATAAAATGAATTGCCATCTTCAGTCAAAGATACAATCTTATGTGATACTCGTTCCAAGTTGAGAGTCGGTGTGTCTGGATGACCAAGTTCTCCCAATGCACGGTTTGTTTTAACAAATTCTTCGTTATAACGTTTAACTTCTTTACGCAATGTATCCATCTTGTACATGCGGTTATTACGATTAACTTTTTCAGCAACAAGGAAAGTACCTTCAATATAAAGGTTCTTTTTACCTTTTTCTGTTGCTTCAGTGAGATACTTTACGCTCTCAATTCTTTCTGTAATTAGTTTCATTTTAGATACCTACTAATGGTGTTGCATAAGTTGCAGATTTAGTAACTGATAGAATCACAGTACCATCAGTACCACTGTTGGTGATATGTAAATTGGCAGAAGGTGTATTTGCCAAAGAGATATCATACTGTGTCAATGGTAAGTCATTTGACTGATACATTGCAACAACCAATGGTGCAGATGTATTATCACCACGATAGATGCGAATCCATCCATCAGAAGAGGTAATAATGTGTGCAATCGATGCAGCTGTGATAACTTCATTGGCATCTGTTGCAAGTGAAGTCAACGGAATAGTTGTTGCCGTATTACCAGTAATTCTGATAATCGAGCGGGATCTTTTTGTGTTAATAATTTCGTATGCCATATTATTTTATTCCCATTGATTTGCGGCGGCGCATAGACATTTTTCTTTTTAATAAAACTCTATTCATCTTTGAACGGCCTTTAGTTTTCCAATATCTTTTTAACATTCTGGCTTTGTGCAATCTTTGTGCAGCAGGTATTCTTTTTACCGTATTTCCAGAAAGTCTATATCCTTTAATTGCTGACCTACGTACATTGCGTTGAAGAATGATTCGGCCTTGTTTGTTTCTTCTGATACGTCTTTTGATTCTCTGTACTCTACCAGTTTTAACAATGTTGCCTTCATCCAAGTCTTCTACTTCTTCATATACGATATGAGCAATATGACCTTTTGCTTCTGTTAATTTCTCAGAAGCAACCTCATTTAACCGTGCAAATAATTTATCTTTTGCCTCGGTTAGTTTGTTATTTAATATACTTTCAATAAATGTCATTTTGATTTACTGAAAGCAAAATCTGCAGCCTTTGTAAAATGACCAGGTGACTTATGCACCATATCTGCAAACTTCTTCTTATTATTATCATTCAAAGCACCATGAACTTGTGTGAGTGCTGATGCTGTGAAATGGTCAACTGTTCTCGTTTCACCAGAAGCAAACTTAACTTTTTGTGCCGACTTGTTGGATACAATCTTATGTAGAGTATCCATGACAGCCTCTTCCAACACCTCTCCTTGTTCGTCCATGCCTTCGGCCTGAATGACTGGTGCCATTGAGTTGTAACCCATGTATTGTGAGTTGAATGGTACTGAGAATACTTTTTTAAGTTTGTCGTTGTAATACAAGGCAACCTTAGTACCATCAGGAAACAATCTGACTGCTCTACGTTTCAACAATAAAACAAATGGAGGATCCGATGGTGGAATTACATTGTCTTCAACTGCTTCAACCACTTGGTCTTTTGCCTTTTCAGTACCCGATTTAATTTCGATACGATGCGCTTTAATTTTCTTGCCAGATGGTCCAATCTTATAATCGGAACTATCAATTAAACTTTCTTCAAGTTCTTCTGATACCGCACGGCGAGCTTGACGATTGATGTTTGGATTACTGGTAATCAAATCAACCATCTTGTTAAAAATATTACGTATGATTTCTTTATCTGCGTTATTAAAGTTAGGCTTTTCTTCACCCATCTTGTCAAGAATATTATGCAAACGTTGAATCTGTGCTTTGTTACCTAAACCAGCACGCACAAGAGCATCGAACTTTGAATAGTCCTTCTTCTCTTCCTCAACAATGTTTCTTAATTCTTGTAACGATTTCATACTTCTTGTTGTTCTTCGGTTGATTCTGCTTCTCTGCCGTTATACAAATTTTGTGCGATCTCAGTTTTACGGGATGCCAAGGCTTCCATGGCACGTGCTGAGATTACATCGTTCAATGCTTGTTGTGCTTCGACTGCATTACCTTCAATTGAAGCATTAATAAAGTTTTTAATATCCATAATTATTCTCCATTATTTCTTATTTATCATACTTGATGAGTATTTATCTAACTCGGCATCCAACATTGGTGTCATAGATTCTGTTGCAGCTGTATCAGCAGTATTGTCAACTGGTGGGTATTCATCTGGTGATACGGGTGGTTCTCCACCTTGTTGTAACACTGAACCTCCAGTACCATCGTCATCTTCTTTTTTAATCTCTTTATTCATCTCTTCAATTTGTTCTTTAGTCAATTGCAAGATATGACGTTTAACCCAATCAGCAGAATAATAACGGCCAACAAATGGGTCAACTTGAGTTAACAAATTAATTCTTTCACGTAACAATTCAGCATCACGCAACTCAACAAAGTTATTATCTTTTTGGAAGTCGTAGTAAATGTCTTCTTTGAATTCTTCCCATTCTTCACGGGTACAAATACCTTTAAGTGTCAACTGTACACTCAATGCTTCATCAAAGATGTGTGTGAATTTATTACGTAGTCTCTGTACAAACTTTGCAAACTTGGCTTCATCACGTGTTACTTCAGTGCTTCTACCAATGCCAATCATACCACCAGATTGTTGTGGTTCTAAACGTGCAATTGGAACGTTCAATGCATTCAACAGTTTGTTTCTGAAATACTTAACGTCTTCTAACTCACCAAGGTTTTGACCAGCTGGCAACGTTGTAATCTCTGTGCCTTTACCACCTTCACGGCGAGGTAACCAAAAGTCTTCTAACATCGACATGTGTTTGCGGTCATCACGCAGTTCACCAGTCGTAGCATCATAAACCATCTTGTTACGATACTTAACCATAACGTCACGTAAATATTGTTCAGCCTTACCTTTTGGTAAGTTACCAACGTCAATATAGAAAATGCGGCGTTCTGGTGCTCTAGACAAACGATAGATAACTACCGCATCTTCAATCATACGCAACTGATTAAGTGGCTTGATTGCTTTGTGAATATAAGAAATAACAAATGTATTCTTTGCATCCATCAAACCAGAATTGATATTGATAACTGCATCAGAAGAAATTCTCAATCCCTGATTAACTTGGGCAGTATATGTTTGTGTTGTGGTACCACGGTCATTATAGACATAGTACTCAGCAATAGATTTAATAACCGATGCACCAGTTTTTGGATCACGGTCTTTTTGTACTTCTCGAACCTTACGAATTTTACGTGGGTCGATGTAACGTAATTCTTTAATGCCTTCTTTAGGATTCTTTTCGTTAACGATAATGTGATAGTAAATTCTACCATCAATATACCATCGTTTGAATAAATCATCGGCAAGGTTTGCAAAGTTCAACATACGCATAACGTTGTTGAATTCTTCACGTATTTTTTTCTTAATCGATTCTGGTTGTTTCAGATTATCCATAACGATATCAAGAATCTTGCCCTCTTCGGAACGAGTAATAGCTTCATTGACAATTTCGTCAATAGCCATTTCAAGCTCAGGGTGATTCGACATTTCACGGTAACGTGTGATTAGTTCCAACTCATTACGAATTGAACCCTCTAAATCAACATACGTACCATAGTGTGCGTTACCTGTAATAGTAACTGCACCATCATCTATTGCATTTGTCGGTAGAGCAAAAGAAGATTCGTTCGGGTTTTGAACCTGAACGACTTCTTTGTCACCAAAAGTAAAACCAAAAAGTTTAATCATTTAGATATATCTCCATCCCGAAACATTATTTAATCTAGACCAAATCATTTTATAAGTATATCCTTGTATATTTTTTGATGCTTCACTTATACTATAAAAAATGCCAAACGGTGTTTGTATTTTTTTAGCATTATTATTTTTACTACCAGTTTGATTAACATGAGGTCTTTCACCACACATATTATATCTATGCTGTTCGGACTTTTTAACACCTGTCAATTTTTCTTTGGCTGCTTTTGCCGCTAATGGTTGAATTATTTTTATGTGTTCTGATAAATGTTTTAAATGTCTTTTCCAATATGTTCCGGAACCACGATACAAAACACAATCTTTTAAAGATTGTGCTTCATGTTTACAGAGATATTTTAATCCTGTAACTTTGTGTTCTTTTACCAACAAATATAAAGACATATATCTAAAAAGGTGGAGTTTTTACACTCCACCCTCTTTCGTCAAACCACGTTATCTTCTACGGATTCCCACCATTGATATGATAGAGTCACCGTGAATTCTTCAATTGAGTCGTTAGAACCCCAGTCAACATCAATTGGAGAAACGTCTGTTGGGAATAAACCAACAAACTTATATTTCTTCAACGTGTCACCGTTCTTGGCGAATTGTTTAACTTCTCCGTCAACAGTATAACTGCCTGGAGTTTGTGCCAATGGGTTGCGAACGTTTAAACTATGGCTGTTCAGGCCATTCATCCATCTTTCAAATGCATTACGCACAACAAAGTCTTCATCATTGATGATTGAGAGTGTCCAATCAGTGAAGGTTCTGTTGCCCACAAACTTCAACTCACGGCCGAAGTATTGAACAGGCACAGTACCAACAGTAGAACCTGGAAGTTGTGCGGTCTTACACATGAATGATAATTTCGTTTGTGCATTACCAGGTAAAGCAAATGCCGGAAAAGGCATGGTTACCTCAAAGAGGTTTGGTCTCGCACCATCACCCTGCATTTGAGAGCGGAATTCGTTAATATTAAATGCCATTTAATTTTCTCCTATCTCTCTATTTATTAGAATCGTCCAACGATTTCATTGAATGCAACACCAGTACGGACTGCAACAAAGTTTAGTTGGATGAAGTTGATGGAACGGGCTGGTTTAACATAAATGTCACCAACAAACTCATTGCGGTCTATGACCTCTGGTGTGTTATTTGTAGTATCACAAACAACACGGAAGTCATAGATACCACGGCGGCCTTGGATTTCACGCAAATACGGTTCAACCAAGTTAACAAACTGAGCACGTGTGAATTCATCGTTAAATTCAAACAATGAAGAACGAGATGCACGAGCAACTGTTTTCTCTAGTACAATAAACAATCTACGAACGTTAATTCTGTCCATTGCTTCTGGTCTGTTCAATAGAGTTTTATCACCGAACAATACAGTACCTTCACCTGGGAAGGTTACAACAGGATTAATACCTGCATTGTACAATGTATCTCTCTCAGATTTTGTTGGACTCCATGCCAATTTAACAACGTTCTTAATTTGACCTCTGTTCAACCCAGCTGGTGAGAACCATGGGTCACGGTCAACGTCAGTTCTAACCAATAGACCGGCAATATCACCGTTCAATGGCAACCAACGATAAATGTCATTGTATTTGTCGTATTGATATTTCCATCCACAATCCATAACTGCGTATGAAGAAGATGTAATGGTATCACGATAAGTTTTAACAGTTGATGCTTCTAAACCTGAGTTGTTCAACACAGAAGTTAATGGTGGAGAAATAAACACCATACAATCTTTGCGTGACTCGGCAATAGAAATTAGTCGGTCAGGTACTACATCATCTGAAGTTTCACCGGCCATCAATAGAGAAACATCAACAGAATCAACATTGTTAAACAAATCATAAGATGTGTTTCTGTTACCTGCAGTTGGTGCAGTATCTTTACCTGCAGACAAGTCAAAGTTGTTAACTGCCAAACCATTATAAGCACCAGTTGTTGCTACTTGAATAGCAGTTTGACCCCAGTTTGCACCAGTGTCTGGGTGACCCATCCACCAAATATACTTAGATTGACTATTGATAACATCTTTATAATAGTTGGAAGAACCATCTGTATTCTTAGCATCGCCTGCTTTAGAAACGAAACCAAATTTTTCAACAACTGTGTTTGCTGTACCTGTGATAGCACCTGTCATATCAACAACAACAATATGAATTTCATCATTTGAAGCTGCTGCTCTGGATGCATATGTGGAAGTAGTAGGTGTTGTACTAAATTCACCTGAGTATGTCCAACCTGTTGATACGTTGGCGTCAGCCATCGAAACACGTAGTGCATTACCTAGTGAACCTGGATACTTTGCCGCCCACTGAATTGAATTACTTCCTGCTGCAAAGTTTTGTTCGTAATTTGTCTTGTTGAGTACTCTTACAGGTGTTCCAGTGTTTGTTGCATTATTTGCTGTAGAACCTACTGAGCGAATAACTCTCAAATCTGAACCATATTGTAAAAAGTTTGCTGCTGTGAAGAATGATGTTGCGGTGTTGCTATCTGGTTTACCGAATTTTTCTACTAATTGGACTTCATTACTAATTGTGATAATCTCATTCACTGGTCCCCAGTTAAAATTTCCGGCAAAACCACCAATAGTTGTTGCTGTGGAAGGCACAACAGTTGTAAGGTCAACTTCTGAAACATTCACGCCTGGTGATAATTGAAAAGCCATGGTTTAATCTCCTTTTAAGGGCTGAATTATTTTTTTAATGTATGTTGTATTTATGTTTTTAAAAATTTGAGGATATATAACCTCGGCTTCTAACATCATCTTGCCATACTGTACCACCAGAATCAATTACTGGCTCTGGTCTGCCATCGTCAATAATACCTACTGGTGCCAAATCTTCGTCACCTAACATATTTTGTTCCTCTAACATCATCTTACGGATGTCGATATTGGTATCTTCTTTAAAATAACTTTGTGCAGTTAACCAAGAGAATAACACCAGACCCATAACTAAGTCATCGTTGTTACCTTCTTCTGCCTCATAACTGTCTCGAACTCGCACAAACGTATTAAGTTCGGCAATTGTGTCAAAGTCATTGATAATTAACTTGTCATTTTCAATCAAGGTCTTCAAGTTGGCACAACCAATCTTTTTGACTGATTTTGTGGTCTTGATACCGAATGATGTAGAACGCTTGAAACCACCTGAAATTGATTGTCCTTTAATATGATGGTGTTCTAGCTTATATATGTTCTCATATTCCAGGTCATAGTGAAGAATGTCCACAACCTGTTGGCCAATGTTATTAGTCTCAATCAACGCAAATGCTGTATTGTATCTTTTACATAATGCATAAACAACTGTAGGTAAAAATAACAATGGTAGTTTATTGTTTCGATATTTTGCAACTTGCCTGTATGGAACTTGAGACACATCAAGTATATTAATCGTTGAGTAATCTTGTGCAACACCTTCAGAACAATCCACACAACCGATGTATAGGTGTCCTGGAATTGGGTCTTGGTAGATATCTAAACAATCTTCTTGTTTCAAAGGGTCAAAGAATGCCAGTGACCTCAATTTAGAACCAGAGATTAATGTTGCCGATGAACCAATGAATTCTGTCTCAAACTCTTGTCGGAACTGTTCTTCTGATGTGTTACGTATGGTCTCTTCTTTCCATGCGGCATCACGTCCTGGCACTTGTGACCAATGAACCTCTAATGGTTTATAGGTCGAACGTTTCTCTGTTGCATCAACCCACATCTTATAGAAGTGGTTTAGGCCATATGGTGTAGAAACAATAATAACTTTGGTAGTCTTACCAGATGAGATAACCGGATAGGTTGACGTAAAGAATTCGTCAGCCATATTCTTTGGAACGAACGCAAATTCGTCCAAGAAAATCAAGTTATATGAACCACCTCGAACGCCAGCAGCAGAAGTGGCAAATGCACCAATCTTTGATTTGTTTTCAAGTTCAATGTTACCTTTGTTCCAAGTAATGATACCTTGTTGTAACCAAAGTGGTAAATATTCATAGGCATACTGTACACGACCTAAAATGTCACGTGCCAGTGAACCTTTGTTGGCCAGAATGGCAATACTATAATCGTCTTGAAATAGAATAGACCACAACATGAAACCCACAGTCGTAGTTGTTTTACCAACCTGACGAGGCATCTTTGCGATACAGAATCGATTTTCATGGAATGTTCGTACCATGTCCTCTTGGAATGGCCACATTTCGAATGGCACAAGACCACGGTCAACGTTAACAATCTTAACGTATGTCTTAATGAAGTAAACTGGATCTTCAGTACATTTTATAATCTCGGCAACTTGTTCTTCGGTGTAAGATAACTCTACACCAATACGTTTGAGGTTGGCATTTCCTAGATACCCACCAGCATCAATCATTTACAACACCCATTATTTAATAAAACTTCTTAACATCCATGCATGTTTTTGGTGTTGGTCTAACAAGTCTTGCAAGAAATTACCAATAGCTGGTTCTCCTGCTTGGTCAGCAGCAACAATACCTGCACGGAGATGAACCATCATTCTATCGTTATCTCTTTTCAATTCTGCCATCATAGAAATTGGAGAAGGAATGATTGCTGATTCTTCTACGTCTGCCAATTCCAACATTCTCAATAACGAACCTGGTGCATATGCATCCAACATACGAATCTTTTCGGCAATTAAATCAGTATTATTAAATATTGATGTATACAACTCAGCAAAGAAATCGTGGTACTGTTGGAAGTTTACACCTTCTACATTCCAGTGAAATCCGTGTGCCTTAAAATACAAGGCAAAATTTGTGCCTAGTATAACTTTCAATTGTTGAATTAATTGTTCCATATTATTTCTCTTTATTTGACTTTAAAAACTTTACCAATTCTGTGGTTGAACCAACAAACACAGCCTTATCTATATTCATTGATTTATCACTCATGGATTTTGGTGCTAAATCTTTTTTACGCTTTTGAATTTCCATTAGGTCTTTATTTAGGTCAGACATATTCTTAAGCATTGTGGCCACAACCTCGAATGCTCTTGGGTGATGAGTATCTTTAGCAACGTGTATCAAAGTGTCCATTGCAGAGTTACCTTTGGTAATCATCTCACGTATATTTTGCCGAGCAAACTCAGCATCATCAGCAATATCTGGTGTTAAGTCAGTGTGTACTAACTGACCAGCAGATTCCAATGGTTCTATCTCCAACAGTTGAGATAAATTTTCATCTAATTTTTTCATAATTAAAAGTACGTAATAGTTTCTGCAAATCCAAATTCATCATCTGGACCAGCAGTGTTAGGACTTGGTCTAGTTTGTACGGAAGATATAATTGAATTCTGTGTAAATGTATTTGATGTTATAATGTCACCATTTGCAGAGTTGGCAAAATTCAAATATGTGTTTGCAGTAGATGTAGTAATCATCTCACTTGTTTTAACTGGTGGCCAGATGAACGCTTTGGCAGTGAATGTCAAGTCCCATAGAATCAAACGGGTACTCATCATGTCACCTTCATAGTCTGTAGTCGTAGAAACAGAATTTAATATGATTGGCATGTCATACTTTTGATCCATACCAGGAATAAAATCCATTGTTACAGTAAAATCTGGTGTAAAGAATGGAAGTATTTGTTCCATAATCTGAGCACCATCTTCTGTATTACGAACATATACTGATAAGTTAAAATCAAAGTTATATGGTATTGGTCCGTATTGTGACTTCAATGAACTGTTATTTGTACCAAGAGAGAAATTTCGGTTGGTTGTAACACCTTTGCGACTAGAATCATATGACATACCTACCATATCAAATGAGATTCTAGGTACAGTTATTGCAATAGATTTTGTTAGGTCTGGATCGGAAGCCAAACGAGTTAAGTATTTTTCTTTGGCACCATAAGACAGAGGCACTTTAAATCTTTCGACCTCTGTTGCCATATCTCTGGTGTAACGAATCAACTGAATGTCGTTAAATAGTGTGCCAAAACCAACGACAACTTTTCGTATGGTTCTGTTATAGAAATGTGCATTACCTAACATTAAGGTTCACCAAATGGGTTGTGTTCAGTGAAGTCGAGTATGTCGCCAGCTTCATCTTGAATAATATTATTATCGGCAACATCTTCAAACACACTGTCTGTTGGCATATCGTCAGCTGCAGTTTCTAGTGCCCATGTTGCACCACTTGTTGCGCCAATGATGGTGACACCAACTGTAAACTGACCCTTGACATTAACCACATCTAAGTGTCTACCAGGAACTGTTGTATGCACCGTGGCCACCGCATTGGCAGTTGCCAAAGAATTGCCTTGATAAACAAATTCACCAACTGTAAATTTGCCTGTGCCATTGATAGGTACATCCAAACGTGTTCTCTTGTATGAATCAAATGCTTGTTCATCTATCTCTGTGTGACCAGTTTGAATCAACTCATCAGATAATACAAATTGTTTAAGTTTCAGTGCATAAACATAAACATTACCACCACGTCCACGACCTAATGTATAAAACATTGCTTGATCATTTTCGTGTTCAACAAAAGTTACTTCAAAAAAGTTTTGCATCAATGGAATGTAAATTAAATCACCTTCCATTGGTCGTTTTGGTCCAGAGTTAATAACTAAGTCACCAAGTCTAGGTATACTATAGTTTGTGGCACCTGAGGCATACTTAAATCTGCGGCGAGAAATTAGTAATGTTAATTCATCTCGAATCTCAAGTCCAAATTTAGAGATGAAATCTTGTTCACCATCCATACCAGTAACATTCTCCAAATATACTTCAATTGGAAATGCAACTCTATATTGTTTGAGTGTATCTTCACCATACAATGTGTCAGGACCATTAGGGTCTGCACTAGAACGTGGTAGGTAAAACACGTCCATACCATACTGTTGCATGGCCTCAATCACCAAGTCTTCAACAAGTAGTTGTTCTTGGGTAATTCCTGTTGGAAATGGTTGAAAGTAAAAATTTGTAGGCATTCATTAACCAGTCAAAATTTCTGGAGGTAGAACGTTATAAGCTTGCATCTCAGTTTCAATCTTATCGATTTCTACTTGTGCTTCAGCCATAATTCGAGGACCATCTAACGTGACTCCACCTGGCATCTGTACACCAGCAAATTTTGACAAGTTAGTACCCCACTGGTATTTAATCAACGCCGTGGCATACTGTTTTAAAAATCTATCATCCCAAACATCAGACACACCAGTCTTTGTGGCTGTCGCAGCAGTCACACTTGTCGTTAAGTTTGTGGTTAGGTATGCTTGTGTTGGTGAAATGATACGATTAACTTGTACATCTTGCCCACCAACTGTAATGATATCACCTTCAAGGATTTGTTGGTCGAATGTTGTACCTGTTCCAGTCATTACGTTTGATGTGTTTGTTGCCGTAACTGTGCCTGTTAGTATCACTGTATCTGGCGCTAACTTACGATAACATTCAATAACCACATATTCACCTAAAGTCGCATCACGTGACCAATCAATGTCTAAAAAGATTTTGTTTTGATGACGATTGAATCGGTGTTGTGGGTAACCAGAGAACAACATGTTTAGTGTTGTGATGTGTTGCATAGTGATTTCATATGACACATAAGATACCGATGTGAAGTCATACAAATCATGTAGACGCAATTGATAACGAAGGTCAAACATATTGATTGATGAATTGGAATCATCAAACGGAAATATTTTAGTTACAAAAATAACTGGATCAGGACAGTAAATGAATTTACGGTCAATATCATCTTGTGTAATTCTGTGCTTCATGTAAATCTTTTCAACACCATCAAAATGATAGTCGTGGAAAAACTGTAAAGCATCATCAATACGGTCGTCAACTTGGTCATCATCCACGTTAATTTGAATAACGGGAAACCCTAGTCTACGCAGACAATAGTCTTTAAATTCTGTTCTTGTTGAAGGTGCAGCCATTTTTTATATTCTTAACTTATGAGGTATATTTATGTGTTAAAAATTAACCTCTAGGATAATCTGGAAACGGTACCCAATTAGTTGTAGCTTCATCCCACAAGTATGGATAACCATCGGTTGGAATAGCGACTGGTGCAACATATGATACTGACTCCTCATTCCATGTCCATGATGCTGGTCGTTCTGCATTTATTGCATTTTCTCTTGCTTGTGCAATTTGTTCTGCTGTTGGAGCAGGCCTGTTTTCTAAGTCTGTCATTTTGTTTCCTTTGTATTGTTTATGTATTTACTCTTTTAACTTAATGAATAACCTGCGGCTGCTAATCCAAATCTAGCTGTACCGACACCTGCAGTATCACTTGCTACCACACCTGTGTTTGATACTAGATTGGTTATAGATGTGGCAGGGTTGCCATATCCAAAAATTGCTTTATCACCCCCATATCCAGCGGCGGCTAATGATTGCCTAACAGTACCAACACCTGTAGTATCAGTAGCAACTACTCCGAGATTTGATACTAGATTGGTTATTGATACATTGACAGTAGTACGGCCATATCCAAAAATAGCTTTATCAATTCCGTATCCAGCGGCCGCAAGGCCTGTCCTAGCACTACCAACACCTGAAGTATCACTTGCAACTACACCTGTGTTTGATACTAGATTGGTCATTGATGCGGCATTTGGAGCAGCACCATATCCAAAAATAGCTTTATCAGTTCCATAACCTGCAGCCGCAAGTCTATCTCTAGCACTACCAACACCTGAAGTATCACTTGCAACTACACCTGTGTTTGATACTAGATTGGTTATTGAGGAACCGTTACCAGTTGATGCATTAATTCCATATCCAAAAATAGCTTTATCAGTTCCATAACCGGCGGCCGCTAGTTGATATCTATTAGTACCAACCCTAGCAGTATCAGTAGCAACTACACCTGTATTTGATACTAGGTTGCTATAAGTGGGCCCACCGGAAGATATATATCCATATCCAAAAATTGCCTTATCACCACCATAACCTGCAGCTGCTAAATTAGTTCTAGCACTACCAACACCAGTGACGTCATTTCCAACTACACCTGTGTTTGATACTAGGTTGGTCAAATTTGAGTTAGAGCCAGTAGATCCAAATCCAAATATAGCTTTCTGTGTGCCGGTAAGTGCTACATAAACACTAGTCGGCCACAAGCCAGCAAGTCTTCTGCTTCGTTGTTCGTAACCCCAAAGTGGGCCTGTAATATTTGTTTCTGCCATTTTTTACTCTTTTAACTTAATGAATATCCAGCGGCTGCTAGATAATATCTAGCAGTACCGACACCTGCGGTATCAGTTGCTACTACACCTGTGTTTGATACTAGATTGGTCATTGAATATAATGTGCCAGAACTATTACCACCATATCCAAAAATAGCCTTATCTGTGCCATAACCTGCAGCCGCAAGTGCTTTTCTTTCAGTACCAACCCCTGTTGTATCAGTGGCGACAACACCGGTGTTTGAGACTTTGTTGGTTAATGATACATTTACAGTGGTTCCACCATATCCGAATATAGCTTTATCAGTCCCATAACTTGCGGCTGCTAATTCTAATCTACCTGTACCTACACCTGCAGTATCAGTAGCAACTACCCCTGTATTAGATACTAGATTGGTTACTGATGTATTTGATCCGCCATTTCCATATCCAAATATAGCTTTATCACCACCATAACCTGCGGCTGCTAAATAACCTCTAGCAGTACCAACACCTGTAGTATCACTAGCAACTACACCTGTGTTTGATACTAGATTGGTTACTGATGTATTTGGCCCGCCAGTTCCATATCCAAATATAGCTTTATCAGTACCATAACCTGCGGCTGCTAATACACTTCTAGCAGTTCCTACTCCAGCAGTATCACTAGCAACTACACCGGTATTTGATACTAGGTTGGTCATTGAGACAGCGAATGGAGCACCAGTCCCATATCCAAATATGGCCTTATCACCACCATACCCTGCGGCTGCTAGAGCCCTTCTAGCAGTACCGACTCCTGTAACATCATTACCAACAACACCAGTATTAGTTACTAGGTTGGTAATTGAGAGATTATTATTATTAAATCCATATCCAAATATAGCTTTCTGTGTGCCGGTAAGTGCTACATAAACACTAGTCGGCCACAACCCATCTGCTCTCAGGTCATTCATCTGGCGCAGCGAAAAAATATCGTTTAAAAGACTCATTTGTTTTACCCTGTTGTGTTGTTACTGATTAGTACAACTACATCTTTTTCTTTGTTTTCTTTTTAGGAACAGATGTACCTAATTCTTTTGGTGGTTCCATTGTAGCAGTTCGTTGATTAGTTAATTGTAACATAATATCTTTCTGCTCTAGTAACATAGTACCTTGTGGTACAAGACCAATTTGCATCAATGATTCTAATGTCTGTGGATTACTCATTGCATTTAATAGTTTAGCTGGACTAGGTCTTCCCAAAGCAATAATTTCCGATTGAATCTCACGACCAATAGTTACCGTGAATTCATAGTTAGCATTAGCTTCAAACATTTCGTCATCAGTATAAGGTGTACCGTCTTCATGCTTAAGTCTTGTTGGTTCGACTTCAGCATAGAGTTCAGCCATTAGTTTTTCCAATATTTTAATCTCTTTACGATTCAATTCAAAAGCATGTTTTTGGTCATCTAAGTGTGATTCTAGTTCAATAATTTCTGCTTGTAAGTTAAGAATAATATGTGGTAATGCAGGTACTTCTTTTAGATGTTTCAATTCTTCAAGTTTAGCTCGATATTTAAGTTCGCCACATTCTTCTAGTACCGCTGCACGTTTTCTACCGACTAAGAAGCCTTGTAGAGTTTTAATTTTTTCCCATGGTGTGCTACCAATAACTTGATAACGATAGTTGAATTCAGAGTTTAGATTTGATGCCATAATGATTCCTCATAATAATGTTTAAATATGTATTTATGTTAGTGAAAAACCAGCAGCTGCAAGGCCTTGTCTAGCAGTACCAACACCAGCGGTATTAGTAGCAACTACACCAGTGTTTGATACTAGATTGGTTACTGATGTATTTGATCCGCCATTTCCATATCCAAATATAGCTTTATCACCACCATAACCTGCGGCTGCTAAAGAACTTCTAGCAGTACCGACACCTGCAGTATCAGTAGAAACAACACCTGTGTTTGATACTAGATTGGTTATTGATTGATAAAGTCCACCATTGTTACCATATCCAAATAGTGCTTTATCACTACCATACCTTGCGGCTGCGAGATAACTTCTAGCAGTACCAACACCTGCCGTATCACTAGCAACTACACCTGTATTTGATACTAGATTGGTTATATTAGTACTGTATCCATATCCAAATATAGCTTTATCACCGCCATATCCTGCGGCCGCAAGTGCAAATCTAGCAGTACCAACACCCGTTGTATCGGTAGCAACGACACCTGTGTTTGATACTAGATTAGTTACTGATTGATAACCTACATCAGAAAATCCATATCCAAAAATAGCTTGACCAGAACTTCCATAACCGGCAGCCGCTAGGTCACTTCTACCAGTACCTACACCTGCCGTATCACTAGCAACTACACCTGTATTTGATACTAGATTGGTTATCGATATACGTGATACACCACTATGTCCATATCCAAATATAGCTTTATCACTACCATATCCTGCTGCCGCTAGATAACGTCTAGCAGTACCTACACCAGTTACATCATTATCAACTACACCTGTATTTGATACTAGGTTGGTCATGGATAACGCGCCACTCGACTGAAACCCATATCCAAATATAGCTTTCTGGGTAAGAACAGGTGCATACACATAAAAACTAGTTGGCCATGAACCACTAACCCTCTGGTTGTAATGATTCTGAGATGATAATATTCCACTGATTGCCATGTTGATTCTCTTATGCTGTACGTTTAGCTGACACAAACACCGACACTACGTTAGCATATGATGAATAGATATCTAGTTCATCTCCAGCATATAGATATTTTGGTGCCTCACACAACTCGATTGTTGAGTTTGCAGGTAAAATAATGTCTTTGGCAATGTAACCTTGAATAGTATTGCTTGAGTTTGACCAGATAATACTGATTGCATGGTTGCCAAATGCAGTGTCTTGGTTAACAACTTTGATACTCTCAATAACTGCTGGACTACCTGATGCAGTGTAAAGTGTGGAGTAACCAGTACCAGCCAATGCAGTTGCTCTGTCATATGAAGATAGTGCAGTAGTTTCATATACAATAGTTACGTGTGCATTAGAAGATGCTGCAGTGCCATTGACAAACGATTGCATTTTGATAATGTCATTTGCCTTAACAACTTGTGGTTTCTTCAACATCTCTACAGAAGAACGAGATGGAATTGGAATATTTCTAAACAAAGAAACGTTTGCAGAAGAACCTGTTGGTGTAAAGTCAGCAGTAACAGTCACGGCAGCATTAACATCTGGACCAATGTTTGTTACGTAGATAGAATAAATTGTGGCATTTGCAGTGAATACAACGGCATTGGCCAAAGAACTTGTGATTGCGTAACCAGTTGCTACGTTAATTGCAGAGTTGAATAGTCCTGAACCACCGCCAGCTGTATTGGCCTTTGCATATGCAGAGTTGGCATAAGAACTGGCTGCATTAGCTGCAGAGAATGCACCATTGGCATACGAAGACGCAGAAGTACCGTTATTGAATGCAGAGTTTGCCTGTGTGAAAGCACCGTTGGCATAAGAACTTGCGGAGTTTGCAACACCATAGGCAGCATTGGCATAAACACCAGAAGTTACCGCACGTTGGTCAGCAGTTGCCGCATTTGTCGTAGCAGTATTTGCCTGTAGATATGCTGAGTTGGCATAACTAGAAGCTGAAGTTGCAGTCGTATTACCAGTATTCGCAACAGCATATGCAGAGTTGGCATACGAACTTGCGGCATTGGTTGCGTTACGAACCCACGTATCAGTTGAGTTATTGGCTGCGTTATATGCGGCATTAGCTTGTGCATAAGCGGCATTAGAATGATTGATTGGATCGTAACCACGGATAGTCGCAACGTCAGTAATCAAATTAGCCGTAATGTTGGCAATTCTAAATGATGCATGACTTGTGTCAATATAAGGTGATGCATCTGGTTCAGGATCGTAATTATAAAAGAACTTCCATATTCCATCGGTGGCATCACGGAACATACCTGCGTGGTGATAAGCACCATCGTTGTAGTTACCAGCAAAACCAAGGTCAGGATTCGCCACGGTATTATTTGCGTTAAGATAAATCATATTATCTTCAACGCTTAGATTTGTTGCGTCAACTTGGAATACGTTGCCCGATACACTCAAGTTACCAGTGATAACAACGTCACCAGAAATAGTGCCACCGGTTGATGAGAACTTGGTGTTGGCCACTGCAAAAGCACCATTGGCATAAGAACTTGCTGAGTTTGCGGCATTTCTAACCCATGTATCTACTGCATTGTTGGCAGCTGAAAAGGCTGCATTAGCATATACACCAGCAGATAAAGCATTGGTTGCAGCCGTGTTTGCCGTTGAGTAAGCAGAGTTGGCATACGAACCAGCAGAAGTTGCACCAGTTGATGTAGTATTGGCCGCATCAAACGCAGCTTGTGCATGATTACCACGTGCAAGAGGAATACCACCAGCAGAAGAACCATCGTGTACAACAACTACTTTCTTATCGGTATCTACTGTAATCTCACCTGCTGCGCCAGTAAAGGTAGACGTTTGTACAGTACTACCTCTTCTTAATTGTATCTGTGTTGGCATTTAAAAGTCCTTTTTTATATTCTATTTATGTTTAGAGTGGTCCAAAGTCCAACTCTAGAAAGTAATTTGCTGGCGTTGAAGGTTCTGTCTTCAAATCATATGTAACAACGGTTTCTTCGTCTAAAGTTCCTGCAGCAGGTACAACGGAACCATAATCTCCGGCCGGAAAATAATTGGTGGATGCAGTGTTTGCAGTTTGATAAGCAGAGTTAGCAATTAAGAATACTGAGGTCACCAATGAAGAGAAGTCATTGGCTGAGTCTAAGTTTGCTGGTTGTATTTTTGTTAGTGCCATGTACTATTTATCTTTACTTGATTTTAAATGTTGTGGTTGGTGGCGTAAAGTTACTTGTATAACGTGCATAACCGTTAGTAATACGGAAGTCGTCTAAATAACCATATAACGGAGCTGATGATGCGTTAGACATAATACCAACGAATAATGATCCTGAAGTTGAACTATATGTGCTAGAATCAGCTACACTTGAACCTACAATGGTACCATTAACAAAAAATCTACCAGTGGATCCTGATCTACAATAAGTAACGTGTGTCCAAGTATTAATAGGAATAGCAACAGTAGTAGTACTAGCATGGTTAGTACCTTGTGTATTAAAATATAGAGTGTAAGGTCCAGATCCGTTTAAGTAAAATCCCCAAACTCCTGTTCCATCAGAATTATTATATTGATAAGAGGCAATAGTTTGATTACCTGTTCCTGCAGCCGATGTTAAATAAATCCATGTTTCTACCGTAAAGTCTCCGGGTAACGAGTATGCTGGATTGTAGGGTGCTTTTAAATAATCCCCAGTACCATCAAAACTCATACTACTAGAACCAAACTTAGTTACTGCTGTACTTAGTTTTGCATCACCTAGTGTTTCCATTGTAGTCATCATTGCGGCATCGTAGATACCAGCACTGGTCATATTAAGTAATGATACTGTATTTTGTACTGCGAGTAGTGGTTGTGCAGGTGGTACAAAGTTACTTGTGTATAGTGCAGATTTTGTAATTCGGACATCTGACATATAACCACGTGTAAAATTACTACTACCACCTCTTGAACCTATATATGCTGGTCTTGTTGCATCGCCCAATGTTCCCGAGAAAGTTAATGGCGTGCCAACTGATACGCCGTCAATATACATAGAACAAGTTGTCCCGGATCTAACTGCTGCAAAATGATACCATCTATTAGCAATTGCAGTCGGTCCGACGACAGCTGAAGCAGCACTACTTGGATAATATTGGAATGTTGTAGATAAAACAATAGTCCAATCCGCAGATGTATTAGACACATAATTTGAAACTAAATCTTGGTCACCCGATACACTTGTAAAATATATCCAAAATTCTATAGTGTAATTACCTGTAAATTGCAGGTACGTACCGGCAGGAATACTTAAATAATCACCAGTACCGTCAAAGTAAACACTACCGCCAATTGTACTTGGTGTATAGCCATTAGTTGTTGTACTTGTATAACCGAATGGGTTTTGTTGTCTTGGTTGACTATTACCAAATGCAGTAATCGTAAAGTTGTTTGTACTGTTATCAATAAATGTTGGTGATTGTAATGTTAATAAACTTGTATTTGCGATAGCGGTTAACGGAGTTGTTGGGACAGTAATCGTTGTTAAGGTTGGGTCGTAAACATTAGACCCAACAACCAATCTTGCGTTGGAAATATATCCAATCCAATTTCTCGGGACTACTCCACCTGTGTATCCAATAGCGGCAGAAGTTGTATAACTGTATGTATCTGATACTGTTCCTGTACTTGATCTAACACCATTAAAAAATACTGTTGCTACATTGCTTGAATTTCTTACAAAAGCGACATGGTTCCAAGTATTTGCGGCTATTGTTGGAACAGTAAAATTATTAGCTGTTACGCCATACGCATCAAAAGAAAATGTTGTCGAATTATTAAGATTGCAATTTAATCCACCAGTAATAGCACTACCCGGTCCGATGAAAGATGATATTCCGCTAAAAGAACCTGTATAATAAAACCAGCATTCAAAAGTCATTGCTCCTGTACCAACTGTAGTACCAGACCATGTCAAGTAATCCCCCGTACCATCAAAATAACCACTATAACTTGTTGGGGTTACTGATGATGGATTGAATGGACTGAAACGTTGTGCTGAAATTGTAGTAGAACTTGGTGTTATAGTATAGTTGTTTATACTGTCATCTATAAATCTACTATCAGCACATGTCAATAAAGTTGTATTTGCAATTGGTGTTAATGGTGTAGTACTTGGTGTAAATATTGTTGTACCAACTGTTGTTGATGATGTTGTATAAACAGCCGTGCCATTAACAACTCTTAGGTTACTAATATAACCTGTTGTTCCCCATGCCGCACTGATGCCATAATCTTTAGTACCAATAACCGGAGCAGTTGAACCCGGACTAATTGCACTTGTACCATATGATCCGTTGTAATAATCTAAAACACCATTTAAATATGCACGTAATACAGAACCATTTCTAACCCATGATACGTGATGCCAAGTGTTGAGAGTAATTGTGGTTGCACCAACACGTGCGGTTCCATCATAGTATTGCATTTTACCGGATCCATTGAATCCAAATAACCATGATGTTGGACTAGCTCCTGCGGTCCTTGCATCTAAAATGCCCCAATCACCACCAGGTAATGCAGTAAGAAATACATATGCTTCAAGTGTGAAATCACCTGTCAAATTAAATTTAGTAGAAGATGGACTTAATGTTGAAACCATTTGTCCACCAAAGTAGTTACTCCAGTTACCACCATAAGGACTAAATGTACCTTGAGTAGCATTACCGTTGCGTGTCACTAAAAAATTATTAGTACTATTATCTAAAAACACACTATTGTTTACTGATTGATTGTTTTGTAATGTTAATAAACTTGTATTTGCTATAGCGGTTAATGGTGCTGATGGAGGTGTGAATGCTGTGGTGTATACTGCAGTTTCTTTAACTATACGCAGGTCAGAGATATATCCGGTGTAAAAATACAAGCCAGGATATGCCGCTGAAAAGCCAATATTACTTACACCAATTGCACCCCACGTACCACCAAACGCTCCTGAACCTGATAAAATCCCATTAATATAAAAATACATTGTTCCTGAAGAACGAACAAATGCAACATGAGTCCAAGTATTTAAGGGAACTGTACTAGTACTAGAAATACTTACACCAGTGTAAAAAGCATTTAACGCACCATCAACAACGCATAAATAAGATGTGCCATTTCCTAATAGCATCCTGTAACTGCTGTTAGCAGTCATGTACACCCAGCATTCAACAGTAAAATTACTTGTACCAAATGAAGATGAAGAATTGCTACCTAAACCTAAATAATCCCCAGTACCATCAAAGTATCCACTACCATATGTACTATAACTACTGTTTGGTATGAATGGATCAAATGAACTTATTAATGTATTGCCAGTAACTGTTATTGTTAATGCATTAGTACTAGTATCAATAAAACGATTAGATTGACAGGTTAATACACTTGTACCGGATATTGCTGTAAGTGGTGTAGTGCTTGGAGTAAATGCCGCTGTATATACCGCAGTGCCTTTAACTACTCGGAAGTTAGAAATATAACCAGTTACATAACTTGAACCATTGCCATATGAACATAATTTAAGTGTTGATCCTGCTGGTTCAGTAACAGTAACTCCGGTTAAATTTGCAGTAGTTCCGCCGGCTACTCCATTTACATAAATAGTTAGTGTATTACCATTTCTAACACAAGCAATATGATTCCATTTGTTTAATGAAAATGAAGCTGATGAGGATGAGTACTGTGTGGCACCTTCTAACACTGAAAAATTTATAGTAGTTGAATTAACCTGATATAACTCCCATGAAAAATTTGAATTGGATGTTTGCCCATTTGAATAATTAGCTACTGTTCCACTGGATCCACTTATATTTACCCACATCTCAATAGTAAATGCACCCGATCCAAACGCAAACCCTGTATTATTAGGTATTGTCAACCAATCACCCAATCCATCAAAATAATTACTATAATAACCCGGTGTGTATGGGTTAAAACTGTTTGGCTTTGTATCGCCATTAATTGTTACAGCAAAGTTATTCGTACTAGCATCATCTACAAATGTTGTATCAGCACCTTGAATTGCTAGTGTATTATATTTAAAAAACAAATCTGAAACAGAAACTACCCAAGAAACAAAACGAGTCGCAGTTCTTCCTGTTTGAGTTGCAGTAGCAGTCAATGTAGAATAGACTGTTTGTTCTGTTGTTGGTGTTCCAAATATTGTATTGCCAGATAAAGACACACCTGTCGGTAATGTATTGGCTGCAAATGTCACAGCAGAGTTTGAATTAGCCGAACTTGTTGCACTCAATGTAACGTTGGACATTGTTGTACCACCATCCAATGAATACACTGTATTGTTTGCCAGTCCCCAAGTCAAAACATCTGTATTAATTGTTAACGTAAATGCACGTGTAGAATCTTGTAACTGTGCGTCAGATGCTTGAATTGTAAATGAATATGTTGTACTTGAACCATCGACTGGTGCATTACCAGTGATTGTACCATTTGAATTTAGCGTTGCACCAGATGGCAATGTACCTGATATTACCGAATATGTAATCGGCGCATCACCTGTGGCAACAACGGCAGTATTGATGTTTGCAGTTTCATAGATTGTGCCTAGTGTTCCTGCCGTTGTTGTATATGTTGGTAATCCAGAATACACCAAACCAGATAATAATATGCCTGTACCACCATTACTGTTTGTGACATAGATTGTGTAACTGCCAGAACTGAGTGCTGGTGCAGTGAATGCCAATCTGTTTTGGTCAATGAATGTTACTGAACCAATTGTTGTGGCACCAACTTGAACTGTGGCACCAGGAGCAAAACCTGAACCATTAATAACAATCGTTTCACCACCTGCAGTATCTACGGCAGTGTTATCTAGTGGAACATAAGAAACGTCAGTAACCGAGAATGATGTTACTGTTGGAACAAGAAAACTCTTTTGATTAAACTGTTCGGCAGTTGATAAAAAACCAACACCGTCTTTTGCTCTTTTACCACGAACACCAGCATTAAACATTAAGAAATCTCCTCAAATGAACATACGCCTTGAAGTCTGCTGTTATTGCCAGCGGTCAAACGTAGTGCATCACCCTCCAATAGGTACAGAGACAGTGTTTTGTCAATTGCGGTAAATGAACTGTCGGCTGCAACAGAAACAGTATTAACAATTTTATATGCAGTTGAATTTCTATATAAGTCAACTGTAATGTCTGATGCATTTGTACCATCAACGTTAGCAATAATCAAACAGTTAATCTTATAAACTTTACCACTACCAGAACCATTTTCAACAATTGCAGTTGCAGCTGTTGTGATTGATTGCACCGTTGTGTTTCCGTTAATTGTCGTTACCGCTACTATGTTCGGGTTTGCCATTTTATTTCCTTAGAATCCAAATACTATTGCCATTGCAATAGCTTTACCAGTTGACGCTTTTGTGTTTGCAGTTTCAAATGCAGAGTTAGCTTGTATGTAGGCTGAGTTGGCATACGAAGATGCAACAGTTGCACTATCACTGCCGTATGACAATTCTCTAATCTGAATCTTAGTGCCAGACGTTGGTGCAGTTGTGAATGTTAAAGTTGTTCCAGTCAATGTATAGTCGGTGATTGGTGTCTGTACGACACCGTTCTCCATTACCATAACACTGTTTGCACTTGTTCTTGCTGAGACTGTGTAGTTTACAGTTGTGCCGTCACCAGTGTAGTTTCTATTTTGATATTGGCCAGAACCTTGTTGACCACCATAATATGTAGAAACATCGATTGCAACACCAGTATCAGGTGCATCTGAGAATGTTAATATATTACTGCTGACGTTATATGCAGATTTATGTTGTGAAATGCCGTCTAACGTAACAGTTGTAAAGTTTTTACTGAATGGTGTTACACTTAATGTAAATGCTGTGTTTGATCCATCACCAGTGAAACTATCTACAGCAACATTCAAAGACACAGCAGTATTTGCTTGAATGAATGCCGCATTAGCCTGATTTCTCGCAAATGTATCTGTTGTACCACCGCCACCACCTGTATTAGCAGCTGCGAAGGCCGCATTGGCATGTAAGTATGCGGCATTAGCATAAGCGCTTGCAGAGTTTGCAGTGCCGATTGTAATGAAGTTTGTTGATGCATTGGCTGCGGCAAATGCAGAGTTAGCATATGAAGCTGCAGAATTAGCAGTACCAATTGCAATGAAGTTTACAGAAGCATTGGCTGTTGTGAAGGCTGCATTTGCGTAATCTTCTGCTGCGGATGAACCAATATTGGAGTAACTTGTGCCGTCATTGGTAAATGTCCACTTATCAATAGACTCATTCCACTTCAACATTACTGGATTAGAATCGCCACGAACAACTCGTATACCAGCATCAAGTGCAGGAACACCAGTTACATCCCATGCAACATCAACAATAGAATCATGTACTCTTAATGTTTCAACAGTTAAGGTTGCAGTGCATCCAGAAACTGTTATGTTGCCGTTGATTGTCAAGTCACCAGTGATTGTACCACCAGATGTTGATAGTTTTGTGTTAGCCGCAACGAATGCACCATTTGCATAAGAACTTGCAGAGTTGGCAATACCAAATGCGGCATTGGCATATACACCAGCAGATACTGCCTTTTGGTCTCCAGTATTGGCTGCAACAAAAGCACCATTAGCATATGAACTAGCAGAGTTAGCAATACCAAATGCGGCATTGGCATATGTACCTGAAGTTACCGCACGTTGATCGGCAGTGTTTGCGGCAAGATATGCGGAATTGGCGTAGGACTCAGAAGCTGCAGAACCTATGTTACTGTAGTTGGTGCCATCATTTGTGAACGTCCACTTGTCTGTGGTTTCGTTCCAGAGTATCGCTGTATTTGTAGAACTTCCACGTGCAACTTCAAAACCGGCATTCTCTGTTGGAGCAGTTGCCGCAGGAATGTCAGCGTTCAAGGTAATAATATTATCACCTAAAAGTACTGTTGTTGTATTTGCGTAAGTTGTTTGGCCGGTGATTGTCAAGTTACCAGTGATATTAACATCACCAGAGATAGTACCACCAGTAGAATTAAACTTAGTATTAGCTAATGTATATGCTGAGTTAGCATAAGAACCACTTGTTACTGCACGTTGGTCGGCCGTGTTGGCTGCTTCGAATGATGAGTTAGCATAGACACCTGATGTTACTGCTCTTTGGTCAGCAACGTTAGCTGCGGCATATGCAGAGTTTGAATAAGAACTTGCCGCATTTGCAGCCAAACGAACCCAAGAGTCAATAGCAGAACCAGAAGCAACAGTATTTGCAAATGCATAAGATGAATTAGCATGAGTGTATGCTGAGTTGGCATATGCACCAGAAGTAACTGCTCTTTGGTCAGCAGTAGCTGCATTAGTTGTAGCAGTGTTTGCCTGAATGAATGCACCATTAGCATACGATGACGCAGAGTTTGCAGTACCAAATGAACCGTTGGCATATGAACTTGCTGAATTGGCTGCGTTGCGAACCCAAGTATCTACTGCATTGTTGGCAGCTGCAAAGGCTGCATTAGCGTAAACACCAGCTGATGTTGCTGTGACATTTGCAGTATTGGCCAAGTCAAACGCAGAGTTGGCATATGAAGAAGCAGAGTTGGCCGCATTTCTTACCCATGTATCGACAGCATTATTGGCAGCTGCAAACGCTGCGTTCGCATAAACACCAGCACTTGTTGCCTTTTGGTCTGCAGTATTAGCCTGAATGAATGATGAGTTGGCATAAGAACTAGCCGCATTAGCTGCGTTTCTTACCCATGTGTCTGTTGCATTGTTAGCTGCTGCAAAAGCTGCATTTGCATATGCACCAGCAGAGTTGGCAGTTTGGAATGCGGAGTTAGCATAAGAACCAGCAGAATCGGGAACACCATAATAAGTTACAACATCAATTGGTAAACTAGTAGATGGCGCCTCAGAGAATGTAATTACGTTGCCTGTTAATGTGTATGCAGACTTATGTTGCGTTACACCATTCAATGTAATTAATGTGTAGTTCTCATTTGTTGGTGTTGTTGAAAGTGTAAATGTTGTTGTGTTTCCATCAGCAACAAAAGAATCAAGTGCAACACTTAAGTTGAATGCACCACCAGATGCCGCATTGGCCGCATCAAAAGCAGCATTCGCTTGAATTCTTGCAAACGTATCGGTAGTACCACCGCCACCAGAGTTAGCAACCGCAAAAGCTGCATTTGCATGAATGTATGATGCATTAGCTTGATTTCTAGCAAATGTGTCGGTAGTACCGCCACCGCCAGAGTTAGCAATTGCAAAGGCTGCATTAGCATGAATGTATGCTGAGTTAGCATATGCACCAGATGTTACGGCACGTTGATCTGATTGAGCAGCATTTGTTGCAGCAGTATTTGCCTGAACGAAGGCACCATTTGCATAAGAAGCTGCAGAGTTGGCAGTGCCTAATGTGATGAAGTTGATAGAAGCATTTGCGGCTACAAAAGCTGCATTAGCGTATACTACAGAACTAGTAGCAGTTGTGTTTGCTGTATTAGCCTGTAAGTATGCAGAGTTAGCATATGAACTTGCAGCATTTGCAGAATTTCTAGCAAAACCATCTGTAGAAGTACCACCAGATAATGAGTTTGCCAAATCAAAAGATGCTTGTGCTAGTATTGTACCTGTGTTGGCCTGTGTGTATGCTGAGTTGGCGTATGAACTAGCAGAAACAGAATTTACATTTGCAGTGTTAGCAGCTAAAAAGGCTGCGTTAGCATACACACCAGCAGAAGTTGCAGTAACATTGGCTGTATTAGCTAAGGTGAATGATGCATTAGCATAAGTGCCAGCACTTACACTTTTTTGGTCTGCTGTGTTAGCAGCTTCAAAAGCTGCATTAGCGTAAACACCTGAAGTTACTGCTTTCTGGTCAGCAGTAGAAGAATTGGTTACTGCAGTGTTTGCTTGACTGTATGCAGAATTAGCATAAGAACCACTTGTAACTGCACGTTGATCTGCTGTATTAGCCGCAGCGAAAGCACCATTTGCATAAGAACTAGCTGAACCAGCATTTGTAACTGCAGTATTAGCCTGAGTGTATGAAGCATTAGCATAAACACCAGCAGAGACTGCTTTCTGGTCGGCAGTGTTAGCTGCCAAGTAAGCACTATTAGAATAACTAGAAGTTGCATTAGCGGCATCACGAACCCAAGAGTCAACGGCAGTACCAGAAGAAACTGTATTAGCAAAAGCAAACGCAGCATTGGCGTGTGCATATGCCGTATTTGTGTGGTTGATTGGATCGTAACCACGAATTACAGCAACATCAGTGATTAGATTTGCAGTTAAATTTGCAATTCTAAATGTTGAGTGATTGGTATCGATATATGGTGATGCGTCTGGTTCTGGTTGGTAGTTGTAGAAAAACTTCCATGTACCATCGGAAGCATCACGGAACACACCAGTGTGGTGATACGTACCATCGTTATAATTACCAGCAAAACCTAAATCTGGATTGGCAACAGTATTATTAGCATTCAGATAAATCATGTTATCTTGTATGCTTAAATTATTTGCAGAAACTGTTGTTACATTACCAGAAATTACTAAGTTACCAGTAACAGTTACATCACCAGAGATTGTACCACCAGTAGAATTGAACTTGGTGTTGGCAGTATTAAATGCAGCTGCCGCATTTAGTGCAGTTGTATTAGCTAATGTATATGCAGAGTTTGCATATGAACCGGCAGACAGTGCATTCGTTGCAGCTGTATTGGCCTGAGTGTATGCTGAGTTGGCGTATGTACCAGATGTAACTGCTCTCTGGTCAGCTGTATTAGCTGCAACGAAAGCACCATTAGCATAATTGGAAGCAGAGTTAGCAGCAGAACGAACCCATGTATCTACTGCATTGTTAGCAGCTGCAAATGCGGCATTGGCTTGAGCAAAAGCTAATGTGGTATTAGATGCAACAAGAGAAACTGGTTGTTGAATAACAATGTTACCAACCATACCTGAGTGTACTGAGCATTGATACACATAAGTCAAACCAGCCAAATCAAAAGGCACCTTCCAGTAGATAGTGCCAGTGGTTTGAGATTGGGCACTAGATCCTGTTGATACTACACCATTAACAGAAACGTGTGTTAAACCTGTATTATAGTTTGTGCCACCTGCTGATTCACGCAACATGAACGGATGACCAGATACATTATCTAAAAAGAATGCTATTGTTTCACCGGCAGAAACATATATTGTAGGATTGTTTCCTGAATATTGGTCAACACTGTAGTACAAGCCAGGAGATGTAACCACCAACTTAGTGACAGCACTTGTATAATTGGAATTAGCTTGTGTGTAGGCTGCATTAGCGTATACACCAGCAGAAACTGCTTTTTGGTCTGCAGTATTAGCTGCAACAAATGCTGAGTTGGCATATGAACTTGCGGCATTAGCAACATTTCTAGCAAAACCATCGGTTGAAGTACCGCCAGATAATAAATTAGCTAAATCAAATGATGCTTGCGCTAAAATTGTTCCAGTGTTTGCTTGAGCATATGCAGAGTTGGCATATGAACCAGATGTTACTGCTTTTTGGTCAGCCGTACCAGCATTGATTAGTGCCGTGTTGGCAGTTGAATATGCTGAGTTAGCGTAATTCGAAGCGTTGTTTGCAGCTGTTCGAACCCATGTATCCACTGCTGAGTTGGCAGCTGCAAAAGCTGCGTTGGCATAGACACTAGCAGAAGTTGCAGTTTGATTTGCTGTATTAGATAATGTGTAAGCTGCATTAGCATATACACCAGAAGTTACTGCTTTTTGGTCGGAGGTATTGGCTGCCAAGAAAGCACTGTTAGCATATGAACCAGCAGAAACTGCTTTCTGGTCTGCAGTATTAGCTGCCAAGTAAGCACTATTAGAATAACTAGATGCTAAGTTAGCAGAACTATATGCACTATTGGCGTAAACACCAGCAGACACACCTTTTTGGTCAGCAGTATTGGCTGCGGCAAAAGCACTATTAGCATAACTAGATGCTGAGTTAGCAGAACTATATGCACTATTAGCAAACACACCTGACGTTACTGCTCTTTGGTCTGCGGTTGCCGCATTTGTGTTTGCTGTGTTTGCTTGTATGTAAGCAGAGTTAGCATATGAACTTGCCGCAATTGCCGTTTGGTTTGCTGTGTTTGCTTGTATGTAAGCAGAATTAGCATATGAACTTGCAGATAATGCATTAGTTGTTGCAGTATTTGCTTGGTTGTAACTAGAGTTTGCCTCTATGAATGCTGAGTTGGCATAAGAGCTTGCAGAGTTTGCCGCAACGTAACTAGAATTGGCCTGAATGTATGCAGAGTTGGCATAAGAACCAGCTGATACTGCATATTGAGAAGAAATATTTGCCTGTGCATAAGCAGCATTAGCATGTAAGTAAGCACCAGCAGCTGAACCAGAAGCAATCGTATTTGCTAATGCGTAGGCTGAATTAGCATATGATTCTGCAGCTGCTGAACCAATATTGCTGTAAGAAGAACCATCGTTTGTAAATTCCCATTTGTCATTCGTTTCATTCCAACGTAATTGAGTTGGTGTTGAATCACCACGAATAACTCTTAAGCCAGCATTCTCTGTTGGAATACCTGTTGAAAAATTACTGTTTAAATCAATGGTGTTATCAGCAAGAGCAATAACTTCTGTGTTGATTGTTGTTACTTGGCCAGATACAGTTAAGTTACCAGAGACATTCAAGTCACCAGAAATTGTACCACCAGATGAAGACAGTTTAGAATTTGCGGTTGTATATGCAGAGTTCGCATATGAACTAGCAATTACTGCTTTTTCGTCAGCAGTATTGGCTGCCAACAAACCAGCATTAGCATAAACACCTGCTGAATTTGCGGAGAGAAAAGCACCATTAGCATAAACACCAGAAGTTACGGCTTTCTGGTCTGCCGTATTGGCTGCAACAAAAGCACCATTCGCATATGAACCAGCTGAGAGTGCATTCAACGAAGCTGTGTTGGCAGTTAGATAAGATGCGTTGGCATATGAACCAGCAGATAAAGCATTTAGGGCGGCCGTATTGGCTGTTGTATAACCAGAATTTGCATATGAACCAGCTGACAGTGCATTAACTGAAGCTGTGTTAGCTAAATCATAAGCAGCATTAGCATGTAAGTAAGCACCAGCAGCTGAACCAGATGCAATTGTATTTGCTAATGCGTAGGCTGAATTAGCATATGAACCGGCAGATGTTGCATTTAAGTTGGCAGTATTTGCCAAGTTGGATGCAGTGATTGCATCTAGACCTGCAGTAATAGCTGATGAAGATGCTGAATTTGCAACATTGAAAGCTGCATTGGCATGTGAACTAACTGTAGAAATTAATCCTCTAGCAACATTATCTGAAGCAGCAGTTTCAGCAATAGACAATTCTCTAATCTGAATGTCAACATTGGCTGCAGGTACAAGAGTAAATGTTAATGTTGTGCCATAAACTATGTAGTCTGAAAAGGGAGCTTGTACAACACCATCTTGAGTAACAAATATACTACTCTCGGATGCGGTATTAGATACTTCAAAATTTACATTTATACCATCAGCTACATAATTACGTGCAATGAAAGTACCTCTAACTGCACCACCAATTGTATTTGCAAATTGATATGATGCATTGGCATGTATAAAAGCAGAGTTAGCAAAAGAGCTAGCGGCCGCTGCATTTGTTATACCAGTATTAGCTGCAACAAAAGCACCATTTGCGTAAGATGATGCAGAGTTGGCAACACCAAAAGCCGCATTAGCATAAACACCAGATGTTACTGCACGCTGATCTGCAGTAGCTGCATTTGTCGTAGCAGTGTTTGCTTGAGTATATGATGCGTTTGCCTGTGTATATGCTGAGTTTGCATATAAGCCTGATGTGACTGCTTTTTGATCCGCAACAGCTGCATTAATAGTTGCAGCATTCGCCTGTAAATAACTAGAATTTGCTTGAATGTATGATGCATTAGCGTATGCGCCAGAAGTTACTGCACGCTGGTCGGCTTGAGCTGCATTAGTTGTAGCTGTGTTTGCCTGTAAATATGCTGAATTAGCATATGAACCAGTAATGGTTATATTTGTTGCATTCGTATTGGCAAGAATAAATGCGGCATTTACATGTGGTCTAGCATATAAATCAATTGCTGTCGATACTAATGTGTTTGCTAAATTGTACGCTGCATTAGCATGTGTGAATATCTGTTCACCATTAATGTAAAAGTTGCCACCAATACCACCAGAAGTTACAATACCATTTTGGCCAAGTACGGAGAAACTGCCACCTAAACCAAATCCATCTACACCAGAGTTACCATAAAAATTTACACTACTATTAGCCTTGGCATATGCTGAATTGGCATAAGAACCAGCAGACACAGCCTTTTGGTCAGCAGTGTTGGCTGCAACAAAAGCACCATTAGCATAAGATGATGCTGAGTTTGCGGCACTAAAAGCACCATTAGCATAAGACTCTGCAGATATTGAAGCTATGTAACGAAAGTTTGTACCATCATTAGTGAATTCCCAGTTATCATTTGCTTCATTCCAACGGAATTGAACAGGTAATTCATCACCACGGATGACACGTATACCAGAGTTTTCAGTTGGAGTGCCAGATTCGAAGTTACTATTTAAATCAATTGTGTTGTCTGCAATCTTAACAATCTCAGATGTTACAGTTGTTGTTGCACCAGATACAGTTAAATTACCTGTAACTACAACATTACCAGAGATTGTACCACCAGAAGATGAGTATTTTGTATTAGCTAATGTATATGAAGCATTAGCGTATACACCAGCGGATTGTGCATATTGAGTTGCAGTATTCGCTTCATTAAATCCAGCATTTGCATGAACGTATGATGAGTTGGCGTGTAAGTATGCACCAGCTGCTGAACCTCCAGCAATTGTGTTAGCGAACGCATATGCCGAATTGGCATATACACCAGCTGAAACTGCTTTTTGGTCAGCCGTATTGGCCGCAACAAAAGCAGAATTGGCTGTATTCGATACTCTTTTTGCTTGACTCTTAGCTTGATCGCCTAGGTAATTTATTGTCATGTCTTTAACTTATTTCAAGCACACTTAGAATAACATCTGCTGATGATGGTGTGTTGGTTTGAACTCTTATATAATCACCATTAGTTAATACTAATTTTTGTAGTTGACCAACAGGAACCATGGAACTACCAGGTTCGATTGTTGCTTGTTTGACCATATATGAAGTATTACCACCAGAATGTACTGTTACATTTGCAGTAATGTCGGCCGATGTTACATTTGATATTGTAAAACCAATAACAGTAGATTGTACGCCAATGCCAGATGCATATACGTTAACTGCTGCTGTTCCAACTGCTTGTACTAAACTATTTTTAAAACTGTTTGCCATGTATAACCTCTTGAATAATTTATTTATCCGAGTGCAATTGAGAATGCCAGAGAATCTGCTATAATTGTGTTGGCAGAATTATATGCTGCCTGTGCAAGTATAGTGCCCGTATTTGCTTGACTGTAAGCTGAATTGGCGTAACCTCCTGAAATTACAGATTTTGCATCTGCGGTGTTTGCGGCCGCAAATGCACCATTGGCATAAGAAGACGCACTGGCCACAAAACCAGTAAGTGTGTTTGCTTGATTGTAAGCTGCAGCTGCCAAAATACCAGCCAATGTAGCATCACTCTGAGCGGCACCAGCATTAGATGTTGCAGTATTTGCCTGTGAGTATGCAGAGTTAGCATAAGAGCCAGCACTCGTTGCATATTGTGTTCCTGTGTTTGCTTGAACATAAGCTGCGTTGGCATATACACCAGCAGAGACTGCTTTCTGATCTGCCGTATTAGCCGCAACATAAGCTGCATTAGCATGTGGTCTTGCGTATGAATCAACAGAAGTTGATATTAAAGTATTTGCTAATTCGTAAGCAGAATTGGCATGTACATAAGCTGTATTTGCGGCACCATATGCACCATTGGCAAATAGTCCAGAAATTACTGCTTTTAGGTCAGCAGTTGCAGCATTAGTGTTTGCAGTATTAGCTCTACCAAATGCAGCATTCGCAAAGAAACCTGCAGTGAGTGCTTTACCATCTGCAGTTGCGGCATCAGATGTTGCTGTATTGGCCTGAGTAAATGCGGCATTTGCATAATCACCAGCAGTTAGAGCTCTCTGATCTGCAGTATTGGCTTGAACAAAACTGGCATTAGCGTGTAAGTAAGCTGAATTCGCATATACACCAGAAGTTACTGCACGTTGATTGGCAGTGTTAGCAATAATATAAGAAGCGTTGGCATAGACACCAGAAGTAACAGCTCGTTGGTCAGCTTGAGCAGCATCTGTTGTTGCAGTATTTGCTTGGATATAAGATGCGTTTGCATATTCACCAGCAGACACTGCCTTTTGATCTGCCGTAGCGGCATCAGTTACACCAGTATTTGCCTTACTGAAAGCTGCATTGGCATATACACCAGCTGAAACTGCTTTCTGGTCTGCGGTGTTTGCGGCTGCGTAAGCTGCATTAGCGAATGCACCTGAAGATTGTGAAAATTGCGTTGCAGTATTTGTTGCAATATAAGCTGCGTTGGCATGTAGATATGCTGTATTGGCATATACACCTGCACTTGTCGCATATTGAGTACCTGTATTGGCCTGTGTGTATGCAGAATTCGCATAATCACCAGATGTAACAGCTCTTTGGTCAGCAGTATTAGCTTTTACAAAACCACTGTTAGCATATGATGAAGCAGCATTCGCAACGTCATATGCACCAGATGTATAAGATATCGGATCAAAACCACGAATAAACGCCACATCTGTAATTAGATTTGCAGTTAGATTAGCAATTCTAAATGTAGCATGTGATGTATCAATGTATGGTGATGCATCTGGTTCTGGAGAGTAGTTATAGTAGAATTTCCAAGTTCCATCTGATGCATCTCTAAAGACACCAGTATGATGGTAAGTGCCATCGTTGTAGTTACCAGCAATACCAATATCAGGATTAGCAACAGTATTGTTAGCGTTAAGATAAATCATGTTATCTTCAACGCTTAGGTTTGTTGCACTAATCGTTACAACATTACCAGAAACTATCAAGTTACCAGTAACTGTTACATCACCAGAGATTGTACCACCAGAAGCTGAGTATTTTGTATTAGCTAATGCATATGCAGAGTTAGCATATGAACCACTAGTTACTGCTCTTTGGTCAGCGGTATTAGCTGCATCAAAAGCACTATTAGAATGTGGTCTTGCATATCCATCAATTGAACCAGATACTAATGTATTAGCTAATGCATATGCTGAATTAGCATATAGACCTGCTGATACTGCCTTTTGGTCAGCTGTATTAGCCGCAACAAAAGCACTATTGGCATAAGAACTACCAGAAATAGAAGTTTGATTTGCAGTATTAGATAATGTATATGCTGAGTTGGCATAAGATCCAGCAGATACTGCTTTTTGATCGGCAGTATTTGCAGCAATGAAAGAACCATTTGCATGTAAGTATGCTGAGTTGGCATAGTCACCTGCGGCTTGTGCATATTGAGTACCAGTATTTGCTTGAACATATGCAGAGTTAGCGTATGAACCTGCAGTCAGAGCTCTCTGATTTGCGGTGTTGGATAATGTATAAGCAGAATTAGCATATGAACCTGCAGCTGTTGCATCATCATATGCAGTATTTGCCTGAACATAAGCAGCATTAGCGTGTAAGTAAGCACCAGCTGCTGAACCAGAAGCAATTGTATTTGCTAAGTTATATGCAGAATTGGCATAAGAACTTGCGGCTGTTGCAGTTTGGTTTGCAGTATTTGATAATGTGAATGCAGAATTGACATGTAAGTAAGCAGTATTAGCATAAACACCAGCAGAAACTGCTTTCTGATCGGCCGTATTTGCGGCATCAAACGCACCATTGGCATATGAACTGGCAGAATTGGCCGTAAAACTTGGAGTATTAGCCTGAATGTAAGCCGCATTAGCATGTAAATAAGCCGAATTGGCATATAAACCAGATGTAACAGCTCTCTGACTTGCAACGTTAGAATTAGTGTACGCTGAGTTGGCATATGAACCGGCAGATACTGCTTTTTGGTCAGCAACGTTTGCGGCTAAGAATGCCGAGTTGGCATAATCACCAGCAGTAAGTGCAATTTCTGTACCAGTGTTTGCTTGTGAGAAAGCAGCATTTGCATATGTCTCGCCAGAATCAGAACCAATGTTACGATAGTTTGTGCCATCGTTTGTGAATGTCCATCTGTCTGTAGTTTCATTCCACAAAATTAATACGTTTGCAGATACACCACGTTCAACAGAAATACCTGCACTCTCAGAAGGCAAACTTAATTGTGGTAAGTCAGCATTCAAATTAATAATATTGTCGCCAATATTAAGTTGTTGTGTATTTAAATATGTTGTTGAACCAGAAACGTTTAAGTTACCTGTAATATCAACGTCACCAGTAATTGAACCACCAGCAGAAGCAAATTTAGTATTGGCGTGGTCAAAAGCTGCATTAGCGTATACACCAGCACTTGTTGCATACTGTGTTCCAGTATTTGCTTGAGTGTAAGCTGCGTTAGCGTATGCACCAGATGTTACTGCACGTTGACTTGCTACATTGGAATTAGTGTATGCAGAGTTAGCATATGAACCAGCGGATGTTGCATACTGTGTTCCAGTATTTGCTTGAACGTATGCAGAATTGGCATAATCACCAGATGTAACAGCTCTTTGATCTGCCGTATTAGCTGCAACAAACGCCGCATTGGCGTGAGTGTATCCAACATTAGCATATACACCAGATGTTACGGCACGTTGGTCGGCCGTTGCGGCATTTGTTGTAGCGGTGTTTGCTTGACTGTAAGCAGAATTAGCGTAAGAACCGGAAGTTACTGATTGTTGATTTGTTGTGTTTGTTGCAACAAAAGAAGCATTAGCATGTAAGTAAGCAGAGTTAGCATAAGAACCAGCAGATACTGCCTTTTGATCTGCAGTATTGGCCGCATTAAAAGATGAGTTAGCATAATCACCAGATGTAACAGCTCTTTGGTCAGCAGTATTAGCTAATGTGTATGCAGAGTTAGCATATGAACCAGATGTAAGAGCTCTTTGGTCAGCAGTAGCTGCATTAGTTGTAGCAGTGTTTGCTTGTGTGTAAGCTGCATTAGCATAATCACCACTAGTAACAGCTCGTTGGTCAGCAGTTGCCGCATTAGTGTTGGCAGTGTTTGCTTGTGCGAAAGCACCATTAGCATAAGACTCAGCTGCATCAGTTCCAATATTTAAATAGTTGGATCCGTTATTTGTAAATGTCCACTTATCGGTTACTTCATTCCACAACAATGCAACATTCGCAGAAGAACCACGTTCAACAGAAATACCAGCACTCTGTGAAGGTAAATCAAACTGGCCAACGTCAGAATTTAAGTTAATAATATTATCAGCAATATTAACTTGTTCTGTGTTTATGTAACTTGTTGTTCCCGAAACAGTGAAATTACCAGTAACAGATACGTCACCAGAAATTGTACCACCTGCAGAAGCAAACTTAGTATTAGCATGGTCATATGCTGAGTTAGCGTGATTCCATGCCGCAGTAGTTGAACCAGATGCGATGACGTTAGCATATGCAAAAGCTGCATTAGCGTATGAACCAGCACTTACACCTTTTTGGTCTGCTGTGTTAGCAGCTTCAAAAGCTGCATTGGCATAAACACCAGCTGACTGTGCATACTGTGTTCCAGTATTTGCCTGTATATAACTGGCATTAGCATGTAAAGTCGTTACGTTTGCTTGATTATATGCCGCATTGGCATAAACAGAAGCAGAGTTGGCAGTATGACTAGGAGTATTAGCTTGAATAAAAGCCGCATTAGCATGTAAATATGCAACGTTAGCATATGACTCTGCGGCTGAAGATGAAATGTTTGAGTATAAAACACCATCATTTGTATATTGCCAAGATTTTACTAATTCATTCCAACGAAGCAATACTGGATTTTCATCACCACGAATAACACGAATACCGGAGTTTTGTGTTGGTGTTCCAATTGTTTCTGCGCTAATGTCAATGATAGAATCTTCAACAGTCAACGTTGGCACACTAAATCTTGCAGTAGTACCATTAATAGTTAAGTTACCAGAAACTGTCAAATCACCAGATACAGTGCCACCAGATGCAGACAGTTTTGTGTTGGCAGTAATAAAAGCAGAGTTTGCGTAATCACCAGAAGTAACAGCACGTTGGTCTGCTTGAGAAGCTGCAGATGTTGCAGAATTGGCTTGAACATAAGCCGCATTTGCATAACGACCAACTGTGTTTGCATTTTCGAATGCTGAATTTGTATGTGTTCTAGCGAATGTATCAACAGCAGTAACTGACAAACTATTAGCATATGCAAAAGCACTAGTTGCAATAGTGAATGATATATTAGCTGCATCAAAAGCACCATTGGCGTGGTTTAGAGCTTGAATACCTGTTGCTAAATCAATAACTGAGTTTGCTTTTGCGTATGCAGCCAAACCAATTAATGTTGCAGTATTAGCCTGAGAAAAAGCCGCATTTGCAAATTGTGAAGACTGTACACCAGTATTTGCTTGAATAAAAGCAGCATTTGCGTGATTGTAAGCTAACGTTACTGTATTTGCTTTTATAAATGCTGAATTAGCATATGAACCAGAAGTTATAGCACGTTGGTCAGCCGTGGCCGCAATTGTATTTGCAGTATTTGCTTGGTTGAAAGCCGCTTGAGAAAATGTAGGACTTAAAGTATTTGCAGCCTCAAAAGCTGCATTAGCGTGTGACCAAGCTGAGTTAGCAACAAAGCTCGGAGTATTTGCTTGAGTGTATGCAGCGTTAGCATAGTTACCAGAAACAACTGCTCTATTGTTAGCAAGATTAGCTCTAGCGAAAGCCGCTTCTGCGTGAATTGTTACAACAGAACCAACAGCAAATGCCGCATTAGCTTGTAAGTATGCTGAGTTGGCATAGTCACCATCACTTGCGGCACCAATTTGAATAGCGTTATTGCCATCACTGTATAACCATCTATTACCAGTTTCATCCCAAGTAATAGCTGCATTTGGTTCAATACCACGTTCAATCTCAATACCTGCATTTTGTGTTGGTGTTGCAGACTGACCTAAATCAGCATTGAGTGTGATGATGTTATCACCAATGTTTAACTGATTCGAATCAACGTAAGTTAAATTACCAGATACAGTTAAATTACCTGTAACAACTAAACTGCCAGAAATTGTACCACCAGTTGTAGATAGTTTTGTATTTGAATTTGCAAAGGCTGCATTAGCATGTACATACGCAGAGTTGGCATATGAACCAGCATTAACAATATCAGTCGCACTATTTTGTGCGGTGTTGTATGCCAGCGTTGCTGAATTTGAAACAATCGATATCGTATTTGATAAAGATATTACTAAATTTGATGTTTCTTGTGCCGTATTGAAAGCAAGATTTGCTTGTGTGTTGGCTGTTGCCGCAATATTTGCAGATAGATTGGCAGCTGCAAAAGCACCATTAGCATAAGAACTTGCACTATTAGCGGCCGCACGTACCCAAGGATCAACTGCATTGTTTGCAGCCAAGAAAGCTGCATTAGCATAAACACCGGCAGATAATACGTTGGTGTTAATTGTGTTTGCTAAATCATATACACTGTTAACATGTATATAAGAAGAATTTGCCAAAGCCAATGCTGCATTGGCTGTATTGGATATTGTTAGTACACTGGTTGGATTTAAAACATTGGCAGCCGCAAAAGCGGCATTTGCCGTATTGGCAGCTGAATTTGCTTTGTCAAAACTATCTTGTGTTGTAATTTGTACTGTGTTAACATTGATAACTCTACCAGAAGAAGCAACAGAAATAATTGGTATATGAGTGGCATTACCATAAATTCCACCAGTAATAATGTCAGTTAAATAAATGTCTACTGCTGGATATTCATCTCCATCACCAACTATAACATTACCACTCAAGTCACCAGAAAAATTTAAGTGAACTGGACTTGCAAATGTATTCGCAGTGTTTGCAGTACCTCGTAAATTACCAATAAATGTATTAGCACTAATGTTCCCATTTGCGTCACGTTTAACAAGAGTATTAGCACTTACATTGCTAGTACGTTCATCGATTAAATCAATATAGTGTTTACCACCAATAATATCAAAAGAACCATTTGCATTACCAATAAACATCTTATCGGAAACAAAGGAATACGCAAACTCACCTGTATCGAGTTGACCCGGAGTTGGTTCGGTATTAGATACCGAATATTTGGTTATGATTATCGTTGACACTTAGAATGTACCGCCTCTAACTGTGGGAACATCCTTGACAACATATTTTCCTGAACCAGCTTCATATGTCAACACTTGGCCATCTAAGGCACCTTGTGTTTCAACGTTGTTTAACTGTGACAAATTGATATTTGCTGTTCGTGCAACTGTTACAGATGAAATGGTTGTTTTTTGTGGTTTTACTTGTACTTGTATTGCCATTTTTATCTCGTTACGTTAGGTAGAACGGTTATGATACCTTCAAAAATTCTGGTGACTTCTCCGGCACCATCATCAATTTCCACATCATAAACATATCTACCAGGCGTAAGATTTGCAGTATTGGCTGCAGTCATGGCCATGGTGATTTCACCAATATTTGGTGTTGAAACCGTTACATTAAATGAACTTTTTGAAGAGGAATAATATGATTTCCTCATTTGTGACCGAGCAACATAACCAACAAGGTTTTGACCTACGCCGGTACCGTCATTGACAGTAATGACAGTATTAAATGTTGCACCTTGATCGATGGTTAGTTCTACAAATTCAGCCACAAGAAACTCCTTACTTTTACTTATTTATAATGAATAGGGGCACAATAAGTTTTATTTGTTCAGTTGTTTCTTGATTTCCTCTAATTTATCGTCTAACTCTTTAATAGCTTCAAAAACTAGTCCCATCATATTACCATAAGCAACACCTTTAATTCCATTGTGTTCTTCAACAGCTTCAGGTAAAACTACTTCAACATCTTGAGCGATAACACCAGTATGTCTCTTTGCTTTATCGGAGAGGTCTTTTCTGTTATATGTATAACCAGTAATTTGTCTAACTTTTGCAAGAGCATCACCAATTTTCTCAAGGTTATCTTTAAGTTTTCTATCAGAGAAAGCAGTAACATTACCACTAGAAGTGATTGAACCAGTAACCGAAAAGGTGCCGGTGTAAGAACCACTCATAGTTAATGTGCCAGTGGAAGTAATTGAACCACTCAAACCATTTCCTGTTGATACTGATGTGACAGCCGATGTTAAATAACCGTATGAAGTCCATGGAGTGCCGGTAACAAATCCAGCACCGTTAGTTAACTGATTTGTATTTGTTGGTATAGTTGGTGCACCAGTTAATTTACTATATGCTAAACTTGAAATAAAAGATGGATTAGAATAACTCTGAGTTGTATAAACACCATTACTAACAGTATCAGCATTGCCAGCTGTTGATGCCTTACCGCTAATATCAATTGCATAAGAACCAGACATTCTGGCTGATGGAACTGTACCTGAAGTTAAGTTACTTGCACTCAAATTCGTCAAATTAGGAGTAACTGAAGACCAAGCAAATGCTGAACCTGTCCATTGTAAGAATCTATCACCAACACTTGGTGCATCAATAAAAGTTGTTGTGTCAGCTGCAGATTGATATGGAATTCTAAATCCACTTCCACCAGCAATGTTAGTTGCTTTTGAAGCCAATAAACTTGCAGCATTAAAATCTGTAAAGTTACCAGCGTTATCACTGTATTGCCATCTTGGAGGACTTACACTCTCATTCCATCTAATATAAGCGTCAGTTGATGTACCACGTTTAACTCTGATACCACCAGGTTGTGTTGGACCAGATGTGTCTAACAATCCATTATTGACTACTACGAAGTTGCCATTCGCACGAATATCACCAGAAATGAAAGCATTATAACTAATTAATCGTTTTGCATTTGGAAACGTTACATCACCATTAATTGTTAAATCACTGGCAATAGTTTGTGATGATGCAGATGTTTTTAGTAATGCGCCATTGCCAAGTGTTGTCGCTAATGTTGCTGTTGTATTTGCAACGTTAGCTAATGTCCAAGCACTACCAGCTAATGTATTTGCAGAAGCAGCTGCAACGTTAGCTAACGCAGCATTAGTGTTTGCTGTTTCTGCCAAATTGAAAGCAATTGAAGCATTATTTAATGCCGTATTAGCTACCTCAAATGCACTGTTGGCATAAGAACCAGCGGACCTTGCATTATTGTTTGCAGTTGTAGCCAATGTATTTGCACTGTTGCCATTTTCTCTTGCAAAATTATCAACCGAACCAGCAGAAACTGTATTAGCTAAAGTAAAAGCAGCATTAGCATGAAAGAATGCCAAATTGGAGTTTGCATTTGCGGTTGTTGCCAAATTCAAAGCAAGATTTGCAACATTACCAACAATTGCTGATGTGATGATTAAAAATGTATTTGCAGTGTTTGCGGCAGTGAATGCACCATTGGCATATGAAGAAGCTGATGTTGCAGTTTGATTGGCAGTATTGGCCAAAGTATAAGCACTGTTGCCATAACCACCAGCAACAACTGCGGTATCATATGCAGCCTTAACCGCACTTGGTGTTGCAACATTTGCGGTACTATTACTCGTTACTGTTGCATTTAAGAAACTTGCATCCAAGATACCATACAAACTTGAGTATGTATTACCTTTAGAAATTTTCCATTGGTCATCTGTTTCATCCCAACGAATCAAAGCATCTGTGCCAACAACACGATTGTTACGAATTGTTGCATCAGCATTTGTTGGTGTGTTTGCATTTAACGTAAATTCACTAACTTCATACTCAACGTTACCTAACGCAGTCCATGTACCTTCAACGGCAATGTTACCACGAATATATGTTGTTTGCAGAGTTGTTTTACCATCAACAGTCAAAACTTCATCTTCTACTGTATTTGCATAAACACGAATTGCACCACCAGTTTTAACACTCAAATTATTTGACACATTAATCCATGCAGCATTTGCAGTGGAAACTTCAATGTTATTTGAAATTAATGTGTTGGCTGTAATTGTATTTGAAGACGACAAATATGTAATTGAAGCATTCGTAACGTTAGCATTACTTGACAACAATGTTTGTATTGTACCAGTATTAACTGTTGCAACATTTGAGGTAAGTGTCACAACATTGCCAGTGATTGTGGTTCCAACTAATGCAGTTAATGTATTAATTGTGGCAACATTAGATGACAATGTAACAACGTTACCATTAATCACAGTACCATTTGTAATTGTTGAATTTGTGGAAACTAAATTCTGAACAGTGCCATTATTGATTGTTGAAACGTTTGATGTTAATGTAACTAAGTTTGCAGAAGTTCTTGCAACCAACACAGTAACATTACCATATGTTGTATCTAATGTGTTTGAATTGATATCATTAGAATTCAATAGATTGTTATCGATTGTACCAATGTTTGCATATGGCAAATAATTCAATACACCAATTGTGGCCACAGCAGCGGTTAAGTTTGCAGTAAACACATCATCTGCATACATGTAAGTGCTCAATACACGATTGATAGTTGCCGTACCGGTATTGACATACATTACATTTGCCAAACCAGAAAGTCTCAAAATGCCCGCACTTGTAATATTTCGGGTAACTGACACGTTGCCGTTTGCAGTAATGTTCTGCACATATACATTGTTAACAACTTGAACATCCGCACCAACCAAGACGTTATTGGCTACGTTTAACGCTGTTCCTGGACCTGTTATACGAATTGTTCCACCAGAGATTAGGTTACCTGTTGCCGCACCAACAACACCCAAAAACATGTTGTTGGCAAGAGTTAAGTTACTTTGAAAGAGTACATTGTTTGCCACAGACAGTGGTGTACCTGATGCCGTAATAGACACATTTGCTGTGTTGGAAATGAGTAATTGACCTTGGTCTTTCTCGTATGTGAAGAATCCCAAATCATTCAAATCTGTTGCTGATTTGTTGGTTTGGATTCTCCACTGGTCAATGGTATCGCTTCTGGCAATTGTTGGGATAGTAGACGTTGGCATCGTTAACCTTTAACTCTTTTTTTCTAGTAATGTTTTTAACAAGTTTTTAATTTCACTAAGGTCATCATTCATCGAAGATACTTGTTCTTTTAATGTATTTATTTCATCATTTTTAGACAATAAATTTTGTCGTATTTTCTTCCTAGCTTCATTTTCTAGGATAGCATTTTTATTCGTGTTAAGGAGGGCTTTGTTGCCCATGTCCTTAACGTAGTTTGTTCCTTCAACTTTAACTTGCATCATATCAACCTGCTGGCAAAGCAATGATTCGTAGGTCTTTGATAGACGGAACGACTGATGGATCTGATGAAGTCATAACAATCTTAACTGAGAATGTTTTAAAGGTATCATACGTTACACCATTATCAGATGTATACGTTGCAGCATCGGCAGTTAATGATGGTCTAAATTCAAATTCAAAGAAGTCCGAATCAGTTACTGAAATACTTGTTGTTGGATTGAAACATTCCATCTTCTGATATCTTCTATCTTTGAATGAGGTAGAATCTGAAGACGACAATAACTTATAGAATACGGTAACATCAGTGCCTGATGGTCTATTAACGGCCAAATAAACACGCAAATCACCAGCATCAAATCCATCAGCAAGAACAACTGGTTTAGTGATATACTTGGCCAAACAAGGACCAGCAGTACTATCAAATTCAGAATTCAAAACAATACTTGCATTCGAAGTTACGTTTGCGGTAGTGTTTGCATTTGGATAAGAAATTGTGAAATCATCCAAATAGCCAAAACCTGTTGAAGCAACATTCATAGAAAGAACATTACCTTTTACACCATCACAAGACATATAAACTGTTGCACCTTCACCTGTTGATGAATTGATAACAATCGTATTTGAGTTGGCATAACCTGCACCAGGACTGATGATATTAAAATCTTCAGCATTGATTTCAGCGTTATCAATAAAGTTTTCCCAAACGTTTAGGTGTAAACTTTCTAAAGATACGATTGGAGAAATAGTATCTGTGTTGGTTGAGATTTGGTATTTAACAGTAAAGTCACCCTTATCGACCAACTCTTTTCTTCTGGAACCAAGTGTGTACTTACTATCCAAACCACAATCATATTTCATTTGTGGAATCAAACTTCTATATTGAGTTTCTTTGGCACCATTAATTGGTGTTGAAACAAAATAGTAGTTTGATGCAACAGGGAAATCTGAAGCCGGTTTGATTGATGTTTCCAACAATCTAAATTTGTCTATGTAATATGTTTTTGGTGGCTTCTCTGAATCTAAACTAAAGTATGCAGATGTACCAGTAACAAACTTACAACGATTCAACGTAAACATCAAATCTTCGTTTAAGAATGGAACATATTCCATTGAATTTTGTGATTTGTATAAAGTACCAACATATGGGTTTTGTGAAACAGTTTTATTAGCTGTTGTCAATGCACCTTTTTCAGCAACCCACATTAAGTAGTCTGGACTGCTAGACAAAATAACTGCCGCATATAAACCTGGTTTTAAGAATACAGGTGATGGGAATGTAAACTTCGTTGCAGTAGATGCAACATCAACACTTGGTGTAGAAGAAACATTAACTTCACTTGGATATTTTGTCGATACAGATTCTTGATACCAGAAATCTGCTGATGGAGCACCATTAACTGTTGGTCGAATTTGAACAGTAACAGGTAATGTATCATCTTTGGCACTAAAGAATAGATCAATACTTTCAGCAAACAAACCTAATGGATACTTTTCAGGATCAACATAGAATGTTTGTGCTAATGGATCATCCACAGCAGTAGATATCACATTTGTAACCACTGCTTGGTCCACAACTGCAGCCGGTGTTGGATTTTCAGCCGCTGGTGGTGGATTGTAACCAGTACTTGTTAGAACTGAAGATGTTGTTTGACTTGAAAGAACTTTAGATGTAGTTTCACCAGTAAACTTAGATGAAGTAGCAAAGTTATAAACTGTGTCAATTAAATTTGTTTTCTTAAGAGCAACACCAGAAGAAACGTAAGATGTTTCAGTAAATGAAATTGCATCTTTGTCGTAAGTATTATTGAAAGATTCAGTAATACGCAATACACGTTCACCGGTTCTAAATGTTGCTTTAGGTGGATACAAAACACCACCAACATCACCAGTAGATGTGGATTTATTTGAACCTAGAGAATATGTCCAATTTAAACTTCTCTGTGTTGCTGATGTTGTTTGTTGTATAGTAGCAATTTTTGTTGTTGTATCGTAGGCAATAATGTTGAATGTTGCACCAGATACAGTCGCACCTGAAGTTGCATTTTCTAATATACCTGCCTTTTCATCACTATCTGTTCCAATAGACCTTACCAAATATAGAACATTTGTATTTGCTGAAGCTGCAATGTTAAATGATGGAGCATCAGAAGCCAAAGTAATTGTTGTTGCACCAACAGAACGTGTTACTCCAGATTTGTGTTCTTCCAATGTCTCAATATAACGTAGTGAGTCGGAGTTAACACCTCTCAAATATTTACCTTGCAATGATTGACCAGATTCGTTGACCAATGACACGTTTCTTCCAACATCAGCATTAACAATTCTAACTGTCTTATAAGTTCCTGAACGAGCTTTATAATTTGTTATGAATGTTGCAGCTTCACCTTGATTATTCGCAATAACTGCTATTTCACCAGGCTGAAAACCATTTGTAGAAAGAGATATAGTTGTTGTAATTCTATTAGGAACAACAACATAATTGTTTACGGAAACACCATCAAAGAAAGCAAAATAATTACTATCTGGTCGTAAAGAGTTACAAACAAAAGAAATTGCTTTTGGCTTTAAGTATGGATTAATTGAAACATCGGTAACATATGTACCAACGTCAACAGTACTTGCAGTTGGCTTTGCAATTTGTTGTAATGTGTATTGAGCACCACTCTTAATGTAAACACTATTTGTGGTAGTTTGTAAATTACCAAAATCTGCGCCTTTTAAATCGTAACCAATACCGCCACTAGTGACTTTAGTGTCGGATGTTTCAGAAGCACTTTCGAACCACTTAGAGTCAATAACTTTTGCAAAAGGATTATTTGCATCGTTTACCCAACCAGGATTCGCATCAGACAAATATCTAAATGCATCATTAATAAAGTTGAATGGGTTTTCGATACCTTGTAAAGAATTTAAAGTAACTTTAGCTGTTGAATCTGTATCAGCTTCTGCTGTATACTCTGGGAACAACTTCATGTTACCTCTAAATGCACCATACAATGCACTTGCTACACCTACAGTTTTCGTTGCAGAATCTTGTTGTGCAAATGGTAAAGATGTATAGTCCATCATCAATGAACGTTTATCACCAGAACCAATGGCACGATAAGAACCAGAAGATGCGGCTTCATTCCAAAGCATCTTCACTGTACGCATCAAAGCAGCAGGCTTCAATAAACCATTGTCAACCATACAACGATTATCGAAACCAGCATCACCATATGTTGCTTGTACACCATTATCACCAAAGTTATCAACTAGAATACCATACTTGGATCTTTCGAGTCCAGTTGCATCCAAGATTTTAGAATCATTGGCATTCTTTTCCAATGTATTCAAAGACACATAATACTCAAGGCCTCGAATTCTAGTATCAAACGAACTAATATCTTTCATCGTGTAACGTTTATTATTCTTAAAGTCGGCACGAATGTCTTTTACACTTTCTGTGTATGCTGGAACATACATTGTGTATAGATGTAAATCCTCTGGACCAACTGGTGGTGCAACTGGAATTACAGCAGGTTTACCACTGATAATCGAAATTTCTTGTGATGGTTTAACAACAACCTGGTCAATCCTTGGTAAATAATATTCAAATGACAATTCTGCTAATGAATCTGGATCAGGATTGACTGCACCGGTTAATGTTGTGCTTGCAACATCTCTTGTTGGTCTAAAATCCAATGCAGCACGAGCTGAAACAATTCTACCATCTTCACGATTGAAGAATTTTGGTAGTTGATTGTATGTCAAATTAGTTGAACCAGTATATGAATCAACAGTAAACAAACCATTATTTTGTGGAGATGGTGCGCTACCGTGATTGAAATATTTGTACTGAATCATCAATGATGAACCAGTTGGTGAACTGTAACCACGCTTCAATCTAATAGAAGCATGGTCGTAGTGTGTTTTTCTGTGGCCATTGTCCAACTCATAATGGTCTGTTACATCGTGTGTTGGATCAGTCAACATTGACATTGTAATGTTGCCAGTATTTGTTTTGGAATCAATGATCTTAACAATTTCATAAACGTCTGCAACTTGCAAACTAACCGGAACACCAGGAGTTTTCAATTGATTCAATGGAAAAGAACCACCAACAGATGAAAAATCATAGTGTGTCACACCAATAGTTGGGAAAACATAACCGCCAGTAATAGCGGTAACCGTACCTGTGTTACCAACATTTAAAGCATCAACGTCATCTAAAATGTATGGAACTCTTGTGTGAAAATAATCGTTCGCAGGGAACAGTGATTTTGTTCTAACTGCACCATTGGTACCATCTTCAGCTTGATTTACTTTAGTTTTGATAATGAAATCACAACGTACAGCAGGAGTATTCAAATCAACTTGAATTGTTGTACTATCAACAGCAACAACAGTAAATAAGTTATTAGCCAAAGATAAGATAGTGTTTCCAGCAATACCTGATGCAGCATTTGTTGCAGAAGTATCAGAACGAACTAAACAAACAATATTTTCTAAAATTGCGGTGTCACCTAAAGTACCACCAGAACCAGCAAATGCGAATGTATCTGTACCAACTGTGGAGATTGTAATTACACCACCACCATCAGACAATTTGTTGGAGTAAACTTTATTAGCAAAGAAATCAAAATTTGTAATTGTTCCTTCTTTTAAAGCTTCAAAAGGAATTGGGAATAACAAACTGTCTTTGTTTTTCTCGGTAATATATGCATCACCTGTAGAATCTCTAGATTCAGCATTAACATCGGCACCCCAAAGCAATGCACCACCAGAACGAATCACCAATGATTCAGCACCACTGAATCCAGATTCAATTGTGAAAGCATTTGCAGCTGGAGTAAATGATAAACTTGAATCTAATCTAATGAAGTTTGAACCAGAAGATTCGATTCGAATTGGAGCCAAATCTCTACCAGCACCATCAGTGATGTGGAAATACATTCCTTGATATGAGTTGGCTTGCAATGTTGTACACCACGCAGTAGGCAATATAACATTTGCTGAGGTGTGGCCACTTGAAGCAAGATTACCAATGATTGGTGTGGTGTTTGCTTCAAATAGATTCAATCTATGAGTGTGTGATGTACCTAATGTTGTAGACGTTGCACCATGATACTTCATGTTGTTGACACGAACAGTACCAATTTTTGTAGAATTGTAATATACTGTACCACTCTTATCGATATATTGTTTTGGTACACAATGAATATCTAAAGTTGGAAATGTAGTAATGTCTAAGTTTGTTGTACCTTGAATATTCTCAACAACAACATAACTAGAATAATTTGTAGGAATATCATAGTCTGATACGTTTGCTGTAGCACGACCACGATAAACACCTAACTTAGTAGGTGCAATAGTTTGAAATTCATGGCCGGCAACATAAGCTTTACCTGGATCCAAAATTACACTGAAATAATTTGGGTCAGCATAATTATTGTTTGCACGATTCGCATATTCTTCTTCCAAAGTCAAAACAAAAGGATCAACTGTGTAATTACCAGACTCATCATAAGTTCTTCTGGCCAAAGTTTTTTCTATTTCACTGTATATTGGGTATTGAACTTCTTTAGTTTTAACACCATCAACAACACGAACAACTTCAAAGAACGCAGATTCATCAGCAGAATCTAATGTGCGTTTTGATAATCGTGTGATGAGTTTTGAACGTGTTGCACCTGGAGCTTGATAGTTAAATGAGCCTTGTGCAGGATCCAACAACGAAGAATCATCAATTTCATCATAGATTTCTTGGTCAAATTCAATACCAATTTTATATGATGGCAATACATTAATTGTAGATGTATCATAACCTAAACGATAGAATGTCTCAAGTACCAAGAACTCAGGCAGTACTTTTACAAATTGACCTTTGAAGTAATATATACCTTCTTGGATACTGGCAACATATGAACGACCAACAGCATTTAATGCTTTAGCTTGAGCAAAGATGTTTTGACCATAAATTTTTATCTCATCAGCTTCAACAAACTTCTCACCACTCAAATACTTAACGACCAAGATAGGATTTGTTGTGGTATTGTCAATTGCAATAACTTTTGCACGTACAATTTTAGTTGTGTTATAACCAATAATAGTTTTATTCAACCAGTTTTCCAACACAACATCTTCACCATTATATTGTGTATCTAATTGAATATAGTATGCTCGGTCATCAAGTGAGATTTTACCACCAGTGATTGGACTACCACTCTTAAAGATATGGTTACCAAATTTTTCAATCTGGTTTGCGAGGATTGTTTGAGCTTGAGTTAATTCTCTGGCTTGGACTGCATATCCAGGTCGGAATAAGACACGCATGAAGTTCTTGTCTTCATCGAAGTCATCGAAATATGGGTCGTAGTTGAAAAGAGTTGTCATGTATTCCTCGTTAGAAACTCAATATAAATTTAATTCGGTCGGTTTGGTCAGGATCCCTAGTTAAAGGTAACTGATTGATAATCATTAATGTTTTACCGGAATACAAATGTAATTCCGGATCTGCTTTTGAAACACCAACTCGAATCGCACCACTCAAATTACCTTTGATTGTGACGTTTGGCTGAAATGTTCCCAATATATTATTTAAAAATAAGTTATTCGTAAGTTCATCAAACGAAATAACTTGCGCTGAGAATGTGGCAGTATCTAGTGAATCGCCTTGATAAACATACTCATCATTGTTGAAGTCACCAATACCTGGTGACACATTAATTTTTGTGTATACATTATATAGTAGACCAGATGCCAGCGTTGATGTATTGAAAACGTAAGGGTTCTTAACCAATGAAATTTGTCTAAATTCATTTTCTGCTGGAAAATCACCAGATTCACTGCCGTCAAAATCAATATTCAACATAACAGTGTTTGCTGTTAGTTCTTCGACTGGATCATAACCGTGGCCGTTTTGTGGAGCAAGAGAAATTGTGGCTGCAGCACCAGCACCATTACCACCAGTAATATCGGTAAATATTACATTTGCTTTTGTGTAGTTTAAACCACGACTTTGCACAATTACATTTTGAATGCGGCCATTTGATACGTTTGCTTTCAATACAGCACCAGTGCCATCACCATCAACTGAAATAATTGATTGTGTTGAACCATCGACATAATTGTTACCACTGTTGGTAACTTTTACAATATCAATACTTCGGTCCAAAGCAGCTGCCCGTACAAACTTATTGTATGTAACTGGCATCCAATCTGCTGTTAAAAATCGTTCTTTTTGTGATGTGTTCAAAGTGTACATATATTTCCACTTATAACCATCAGTAGTTTGGAAGTAAGGTTCTTCTAATGAAGTTGAAGATAAAAATAGTTGTGGTTCATCAGTAGAGTTTGCATTACTGTTGTTATCTAAACACTTGAAGATTTGGTCTTTACTGTTCAATACGTAAAAGTTTGCATTACCAGAATCATAAGCATAGTATATGGTATTTAATGTCCAGTTTCTTCTTGGAACAACATAAGATATATCATTTAACGACATTCTTTTTGCAACAATAGCATTGTCCCAACATTGCACGAAAGAAGGAATAGTTTCTGTTGGTGTTGGAACAACCTCAGTTCCTGCGTTCCAAGGAATTTGTTTACCCAACATTGCAAAAACATAACTCTTTCTGATTTGAGGTAAATAATCATTCGCACCAATATCAAATAGATAGGTGAAATCCTGAGCTAACTCGGTTGAGAAGTTTTTAGTAATTATTGAAGACATGTCTTTATTTATTCAAGTTTTTGGTGAGATGTTGTCACATAGGTAGAATTTGTTGTAAATTTGGTACTTACCAAAATTGTATTTGCGTTGACAAATGTGACTTGTTTTGTGTCATTGAACAAGATACTAATTGTTGCATTATTATTTGATATGCCAAAATTAGTATATGTATAAATTGTATTTGCGTTTATGACTTCAGTTACAGTTGATGTGTTTCCGGTTGATAGTTTAATAACATCATTGGCCTGAACATCGTTAATGAAGTTCGTGGAAGTACCAACAACAACATTGGAAGATACACCTACATTTACAGTACCACTAATTCTACGTTCAACATTTCTCAGTGTCACATAATCACCAACAGAAATGACAGATGCCAGATTAGGTGAAGCACCAGTTGCAACCATATTGTTTGAACCATTGGATACATTGAATGTGTTCGATAAAGTCTGAACAGAAATTATTTTGATTGTGCTGTTTGGTCTGGCAGCATTTTTTGGATTGGCACTAACTCTGGTAACAAATGTTTTTGTTCCAACAGGGTGAACAACATCATTCAAGGCTTTCTTAAATTTAACATAATCATTTTCGGTGTTGATTACATAAGAGAAATTGTGATATTTCTTAGAATCTTGTAATTTCTTATCTGCACTCAGTTGGCCATCTTCGTTCAAGTAAATACCAGGATAACGAATTAAACCATTTTCAAACCCAGCTGTTGCCTTTGCTTTGCCGTCACCATAGTAAGATACATTCACAACATTCGCAGAAACTGTATTATCATCAGATATAATTTGTGATGCAACATTGAAAGCACCACGGTAATTATAAATTCTCATGTGGTTGTTTGATGTGACGTATCTATCAACAAAAGCTGTCCAAGTTGTATTTGTGTTTGATGCACCTTGATAGATTTTTGTATTAGCAACAAAAATTTGGCCTGATGTTACATTTGAAACAACCAAGTCTGCATTACGCAATGAAATTTGTGGTGCAGAAATGTAATCATAGCCATAACTTACAACACGTAATGTTGAAATAGATCCAATTCTAGTTGTTGACAATTCGAGTTCTTCACCATCACCAAGAATTTCTTTGGCAATTAATGTTGCACCTGTACCAAATGCAGTGTTAACAGTTATTGTTGGTAAATGTGCTGCATCATAACCTTCACCACCACGAATATACTCTGGTGCATAACTAATTGTTAAGTTAGCTCTAAATCCAGAACCAGAACCAGTGTTTGATGTAAATGGATTTAATGTTGTAGTTGGACTTGTGATGTATTTGCCAGAATTTGAAACATTAACTGAAGTAACATTACCACTACCATTAACAGTCAAAACAGTTAGCACCGCAGAAGTTCCAGTTCCACCCGTAGCAGTAAATGTGTTACCTACACCATAACCAGTGCCACCTGTGGAAATTGTTACACCAGTTAAAGCACCAATACTTCTTTCGTTGAATTCTACTGATTTAACACCATTGTTTGCGGTGTGAACTTCGATAATTTGTGCGTTTGCACCAAGTCCACGGCCACCAGTCGATGAGAATATTAAATATTCACCTACGTTGTAATTTTGTCCACCACTTAAAATTTCAATACGACCTAAAGAACCTAACGCATCAAGATTTTTTCTCAATAGTTTATAAACCATCAAGTTATCAATGTTGTTTTCAAATGGAACATCTAACGTAATTGTTTCGGATGTTACTGCAGTAACTGTTCGTATTTCTTCAAAACGATTCTTTAAAAACAATTTGACTCTTTCACCAACTTCAAAAGTGTCTGTTAAATCTTGTGAAGAATCTCTAAGTATGCGACTGCCTTGAACGGCAGTACATGATGTGATAACCAATAAATCATCAACGTCTTCCAAATACATACTGGAAATATCAACTTCAGGTTTTTGTCTGTAACCACCGCCAGATGACAGAATGTCAACATAAGCAATACTATACAAACCTAAATCTTGATATGTTGTAACTTGGCCAATTGTTTTTGTATTAGATGTATTATCCCATTGATTAATTGACTGTGAATAAACAGTTTCAATTGTAACATCAGAAACATTAACATTTCGTGTATAATTTTCATCAAGTAACGAAATGAATGCCTTGGCTTCTGAACCCAAAAGTCCACCGGCAAAACCACCTTTGAAGTCAATAATCGTTGAGTTTGGTGCAACCGAATCATATCTAAAACCAAAACCACCATTTCTAGTAATAATGTTTTTAACAGAACCTTTTAGAACAGTACCAACTGTAGCTAAGGCACCAACCGGATTGGCAGATTGTGGATTTAAACCACCAATAATTGTAACAGGATCACCATCGTAACCTAAATCTGGATCATATCCATTGTAATACAATCCACGATTTATTGGATCAATTTTAATTTCTGATAGAGAACCAATCAAAGTTGCTGTAACTTCAATTTGTGTATTCCCAGTAACGTGTGTTCTAATCGTTTCACCAGTAGTGAATAATTTTGTGATGTTGGAGATATATAACTCAACATATTCAATGCCCAACTGTCGGTCAACAGATTTTATTGCCTTCTCAACGATTGCAGATGCTTTAGATGTTTGACCTATAATTTTTGTTTTTTCAATTTCTAAAATATTTACATCATTGTCGGTTACACGCAAGGCTAGTGGAAGAACCCATTTACCATCAGATGTACGCAACACCTGTTCTTTTGGATAACTGATTGTTATTTCTTCATTGTATAATACACGGAAAAGAAACTTAACAGACTCTGGTGTACCTTTTGAACGATAAAATTCACCAACGATCTTTAAAAACTTAGCCTTGTCGAGCAACAGTTCTTTTGGAAAAAATGGTGCAATCTCTTTTCTAATTTGTTCAATATAAACATTGTCAGCCAAGTCAACATCTTTGGCATCATCCAATTTTTTGGACTCCAAAACAATGTTTCCGTTCTTTTCCAACCACTCATAGTATCGTTTAATAAATGTTGCAAAAAGTTGATGTTCTTCCCTAATAAATTCAGGAAGTTGACTTTCTACTATACTTGATAGAATTACGTCTGACATTATTTTATTGGTACTATGTTGATAACAATTGTAGTAGAATCATTAACATCAAACGTTAATAATTTATTTTTCTCTGAGTGAATAACTGATTTAGATGGACGAATGTGTACAGACAACTCATCAAAATCGTTGGCTACAGATAGAGGATTAAAATTGTTAATGTAAATTTTACCTTTGGTGTAGTCAATTTGACCCATCACACCATTGTTGTTTTGGTAATTAAGAATTGATTTAACACTTTGATTCGATGTTTCATCTGGTCTAAAGTAAGCAATACGTATTTGACCATATCTATTCTCAAGCACAGCAGATCCAGTGGCTAATGTTCCGCCACCTCCAGTAATTACAATTGCAGCAGTCGTGTAACCAACACCTGGATTTGTAACTGTAATATATGACAAACGACCATTTATAATTGTGGCTTCTGCCTTGGCGCCTCGACCGTCACCTAGAATTGCAACGGTTGGTGTTGATGAGTAATTAATACCTGGATTCGTAACAGTAATTGATTCAACACCAGTAAATGATGATGGAACTTCTTCAATAAACGCTGACCTTGTAATTCCGTTTTCATCCAATACTGTGAAGTTTGGACTTGTATAGAAGTTATCGTTTGTTGTACCACGTTGCAGTTCAACACCAAAATCTAAAATATAATTTGATGTTGTTATAAGGTCTGGTCTAAATTTCTTGGCAATAAAAACTTCCAACTCGTTTGAAATAACAGAAATGTCACAAGAGTCAATTGCCGTTTTTAAAGCAGAAGACCTAAAGTATGCATTAAAAGAGTTTAGATTAGTATTACAAAAATCTAAAATCGATGTTCTAACCTTAGTTCTTAATGTATTCAAATCCAAAATTGTTTTAGTTGGGTCATAATATACTGTAGAAATCATTTTTAAGTAATTATAGTCAACGTCAACAATTTGTGGTGTAACAGTCATCACACTAATTGGTTTTAGAACATTCTGTAAGAAGAAATCTTTTTCGGTATCTGTAATCTCAAAGCCATCTTTAGGTTTGGCCGAGATAAAGACTTTACCATAAACAGGTGGATCATTTTCTTCTCCACCCCAAACATTAACTGCTTCAAACTGTGGATATTTTTGTTGAATTAATTTGATATAATCGTTTTTAGTGACAGCACGATTTTGCGAAATGTATTGTAGTGGTGCAGCAAATCTAATCTCATCAACAGTCTCACGTGTTCGACCACCAGCGGCAACAGTAACAGTATTGATTGTAAATCCTGTTAAATAATTAATTGATGCGGAACCAGTAAAGTTTGCAGCCTTGTTTGCATCTTCACCATTACTTATTAGATAACTGATTGTTAAAACCGCACCATCTGGTAATTTTTTACCAACAATGTTATCACCAAAATA